GCTTTTTTATCCGATTTATATATCATCCTGTCGTACATTTTTTCTACTTTAGCTTTTGTTTTATTTATTCTTAATTGGCCCTTCTCTGTGAGAGATCCGTCTGGATTTTGGTATCTACGGACACCCCATTTCTGACCTTTCACACCGTGGTGCTCAAGATAGTTTTTTAGGGCCAGTCTTTCTGTTGAATCAAAGTCCATATCATCACCTCCTCACATTTTGGTTAGCATAATATCGGTTTTATCAGAGATTTCATTTAGATTTTCCTCGCCAGTTGGCTCTTCAGAATTACTCTGGTCAGTAGCCTGATTAAGGTTTTTATTTCTGAGTTCATCAGCGCCTGGATCAGATGACGGCTTATAACCGATGATACCTCTAACTTCATTTGAAGTGAGTATCTCGTTACGTGTAAACTTATCCGCAATGTCCGGAAGCTGAGTAACAGGAACAAGTTTAAACGGATCTCTGAACCACTTTATAGCGTGACCTCTTGTGCGAGCGTTTGTTGTTATGTACTTTCTATCTACTTCCGTTGTTAAAGCGGTCATGATAGGAGCGACTATTCTTGTGTAGTAATTAGTCATCGTCTGTTCGTCAGCTTTACCATTAAAAATCTCATCGCACCAACCAAGCTGACCCATAATCTTGTTATACAGGTACTCGATTTGCTGTAGTAATGTATTTTCAGCAGGCCTATTCAACTGAGTTATTCTCTCGTTAGCCTCAATGTAAGCTATACCATACTCAGAATTCTTAAGCTGATCAGTGATCTCCGCTTTTCTTTGTTCCGCTTCTTTCCTACGTTCTTCTGAACGAAGAGAATATGGAAACTGAATTATGATATCGAGCTTTCCTGATGATGCAGCCTCATCGATAGAATCCATAAGTGAAATCTTACGAAGATATCGCTGAACATCACTATTATAGTCATTCATGATGCTATACATAGGATTGGTGACGATGGCTACAGCCTTCTTTGGCAGTGTGATATCACTGAATACTCCAGTTCTATCGTTATATAGCCGTACAGTAACCCTATCAGTAAACCAAGCTACTATCTGGCCTGTGCGCATCGTATAAATATCGAAAGTATCGTCCGTAAATATATTACCTTCAGTGTCCACTGGGCACATTGCTACAACACCTTCGCCAAGCATTGACTCGATAGTATTCTGAACATATGCAACACCAGATTCATCGATGTTTGCTTGGAGGTTGAAAATATCATTGAGACTATCTTTCACTGGTTCAACATAACGACCATTCTCATCGAGTATGCAATGTTCTATTTTGATTTGAGCACAGTCCATTGCAATTCGAGCAATAGGGCCTGCTAGAACATTCCTCTTCGATCCCATAGTTATTACGTTACGATCCAGTGGTCTTGACGATGACACCGAATATGTGTACTTTTCATTTGTCGGATCCCTATTCGCGAACGCATTGAACGCACGCTTAAGCCTTGTTTTTAATGACAAAGGGTATCGCCTCCTTAGAAGAAATCAGGAAATGCTTTAAATGCTACATAGGCATCAAGCATTGCTGCAACATTATCTATTTTTTGCTCTCGTCGAGCTTTGTAAAGTTTCTTATTTCCATTTGTGTCAGTTAAAGCAACACAATTGCCCATACAGAATTGCATCAGTTCTTCATCAAAAAGTAAACTTCTGTCTTCAGATAGAATTTTAAGCTCTCCAAGAGGAACGGATTCGGTTCGTACACCCTGAGGTACTTTAACCACTCCGTATGGTGTGTTTTCTCGTTCCCAACGTTCTACGAATTCCTGAGCATTATATGGATCATAACCAAACGTTCGAACATCGTATGAATTGTCAAGTATAAACTGATCCAGATCGTCATACACTTCCATCATGTTCAATATTGAGCCTGGCATTACGATTAACGATCCTTCTTCGACAAAGGAGTCGTATTTCTCTCGCATAGCCCTAGGAAGCTTAAACATGGTTCTCTCTGAAATGTAACTTCGACATTTTATACCGAACACGTCTTTCTGTAATGGAAACATGAATGTAAATGCACAGAAATCATCGCCCATTGACATATCACCACCCATAGAACAAGCCATTTTCCAATAGCTTCTGTATCTATGCGGCAACGTTTCTTCATATGTGAAATAATATGTATAGCCTTCAGCTGGAATACCAAATCTTTTAGCTAAAATATCATTTCTTACAGACGGTGATTTCTCAGCTCTTTCTACATCAAGCTGGTATGTTTCATAGCTTACAGTTATTCCAATATTCGGATTTGCTTTCTGCCATTTGGTTGGGTCTCCAACTTCATCTATGCTGTCCAGACAATACCACCAAATCGAAACGTGCGGATTGTTATACTCGCCTTTAAGTATGTCCATAAGTTCCATTTTGATTGTATCGCCAGGTCCGTTTCGAACAGTACCTTCTGATGAAACAGCTATTATTAGCCAGTCTTCGTTCTTAGAAGCGCCCTGCTCAATAGCACCAACTACGTCTTCTTTAATGTCTCCAGAAAGCCACTCGTCTATGGTTGCTATCTTACAACGTAGACCCTGCAACTTGTCTATACGCATTGGCTTTATTTCAAGAATCGAATTTGTTAAGAAGTTTTGGATTCCTTTTTTTGTTGAAGCAAGCTTAACGCGATCATTCCTATTAGACGTTGCATGTATATCACCTGCAGTAAGGAACTGAAACAGCGGGCCTTTTGATCTTGCTATAGCAGTTCTATATGTAGACATTACTGCTTCTGCCATGTTCATAGTCGGAGCAGTAGTTATTTGCTCAGTTGTCGACTTATCGCAATTCTCAAAGTATGCTTGGATCAGGGTCTCATATACGGTTTTTGAAGCACCTCGTCCAACTATAAGATATTGTTTATTCCTAAGTCGTTTCTTTATTCTTCGTCTTACATAATGCCCGCCAAATCCATTAGGATCTGGAACATACACTGATCTTTCTACAAAGTAAAACCAAGATAATACATCCTCTGCCCACAACTTGAATGAGTCGAGCATTACTAGGTCTGATCCATCGGTCAAGCACATCTCTGCTTCGCAAAATTTTATAAATCTCTCAACGGCTTCATCATCATAGTATATAGATGGATCCGCAATTAGATCATCTATTCTATTCATTTGAAGAGATACTTTTTCATTAACAAGTATTTCTCCAGACAGAACTTTTTCTCGGAATTCCCCATAGTAGCGAGGAACCGCTGTGTTTGAAAGCAACTCCACCGCCTCCTTATGGGATTACTTCTATTTTGATTATTAATTATGCATGAACACCGGTTCCTCTTGGCGTTGAATAATCAACTATAAAATCACTAATTTTAAAGTCGCCTACCTTGGCAAGAACAAGCGGTGCCTGTTTATCAGCTTTTTCTCGTATGCTCTTAATCCGATCTCTTACTATATCACTAGCAACAGACTGCTTTAGTTTTGGATCAAGATTCATTTGTCTTATTGTAGAATCTGGAAGAAAATCATTTATGTTTTTGGTTCTTGCTGCTCGCTGCTCTTTAAGATAAGCATTTGCGTCTTTTGCCAATTTTGCATCGTTGACTGCTTTGCTTTCCAGGATAGAATTTACTCTATCTTGAATATACTTCTCACGATCTTTTTTAGATTTATCAACCACAAGATGTGTTTCGGCTGCAGCTCTATTATTAATAGCATATGTGTCGAGTGAGTTCTTTAAATTAGTTGATATATCAATACCCTTGAATACTTCTTTTAGTTTCTTTTTGTCTTCTTTTGTCATTTTTTGATTCGTGTTTGTTAACCGAACCTGTGCACCTTCTTTGAAGGTATCTTTAGTATCTTTAGTATCTTTAGTATCTTTAGTATCTTTAGTATCTTTAGTATCTTTAGTATCTTTAGTATCTTTAGTATCTTTAGTATCTTTAGTATTAGGAACTGACTTATTTCGCATAGAATCCAATAGTTTCTTTCTCTTAGAGAAGCTTTCAATATCTTTGTCAGATATTACTGCTGATTTCTTAACAACATCTGCGTATTTACCGTCGGCCATTAGTTGCTTTAATTCGCCATACGCTTTGCTCTGCTTTCCTGCGTCATATATGTCTTTTATACTTTTTGCTTTATTATACAGATCGATGCCTGCTCCTGCTACATCAGTAAGGGTCCTCATTTTGTCTGCCATACGATTAAATGTACTGTCAGATTCCAAAGCCTCTCGCATCTTTTGCTCGGAACTTATCCTCTTAGTTATAGTGTCTAACTCTGTATCAGAAAATAGATGTCGGTTTTCATAAACCTCATCCCAGTTTGGATCTTTAAGGAGTTTGGCTTTGACTTTTTCGTTTTTGATCTGCTCCTTCTCTGCTTTTGCTTGGGCTTTAGCTTCAGCTACTTCCTTCTTCTCAGCTGCTTTCTGCTCATACTCATCCTGTCTCTGCTGGGCTTTTTCTATCTTTGGAGCAAATTTATCTTCGTTAGACTGGATCTTTTTAAGTGCGGCTTGTGATTTTTCAATCGCTTTACTTATCTTCGCTTTCTCCTTAGAAGACAGCTGCTCTATTGTTTTGGCGCCCTGAATTTTACTTATCTTTTTTACAGCAGCGTTGTACTTACCATAATACCTGGCGTTTTTCTTTTTAAGAATATGGCCAAGCTGTTCTGGAGTCCTTCTTATACCCCACTTTTGTCCTGGCACACCATAGTGCTCAAGGTATTCAAGATTTTTTCTTACCGCTTCGAGAGTCATTTCCATCTTTATCATCTCCCTTTACTGGACTTCCATTTTGAATTGTATCTTTGAGAGTTCCAATTGCCTTTTTAAACCACTTTGGTATAGGTACGCCCAGTTTGTCGAGATTCTCGGCAACAGAAACCGTTTCCATTAGGATTATATAGAATGACAATCCTGCTAAAATATAGTGCGGCGCAGTAGTTCCTTTAACAAGAGCTACGCCTATAAGTATTACACAAATCTCGCCCATCTTTTTTGCTAGGCCAGTACGCATAACGCTAGATTTGACTTGTTTCTTTTTCCAAGCATTTAAGAAGCCTGTTACTATGTCCACGGCCATCATAAACATTGGAAGTGTTATTGTGTAGAAGTCTGATTTGAAAGAAAATGCTGAAAGATCGAAATTCATCGTCTTATCCTCCTTATTCTATGCTAGGATCAGTTAAGACATTAAGCCTCCACTGTAGTTCGTCTCTTGTCTCTTTTAAAAGGCTTGTGTGATAGGACGACGACGGAGGATCGAATTGGAGTCTTACATACGAATCGACATAAGTTACAACTCCCTGAAGTCGACTGAAATCATCACCAAGGAAATCAGACCACGTTTCGTCAGGTCCTGTTATCATAAATCCTCTAGCACCAACATTATGCTGGTTGAGAATCATGAGTGCAGTGTTTATTGATGAAAGTAAATCAGGATCAAACGATGAATCATCCTCGTTTCCTACTCGGAACTTTCTTATTGTAAGCAGGATACTTTCTTCCATTATTGAGTTTGACAATTTCCTCCACTCCTTCCTTTGCTACATAACCTTCTTTACCATAGTAAAGCTTTGCTTTGTACATTGATGTATTTTGAAAATCGTAGTAGACTTTAGATGTGTCTACATAGAATCGGTCTTTCTTAGATAGGTATAACACGGCCGATTCATCACATAGATCTTTCCGTAATGTCAGTTTTTTACAGTTCTTTATTTTGAATTCGGACATGTCGAGTCACCTCTTTATTCCCATTCCGATTTATCAATGGGTTTTATTCCTAGATTATCACTTTTGTTTACGGATTTAGCCCACTCGTTAAATGCTTCACCAATGTCCTTAGCCATTAGTTCTTTAGCTTGTACTCTCTGAATAGCTTGGGATGGATTTATTACTATCATGGGATATTTTGTTATTTCACCGGCGTCGTTATCATCTGTTACTATATCATAGCCAGCCTTTTTTAATATAGCAAAATATTGCTTTCGAACTTCGTTCTCGTCATTTAATGCAGCCGACATTAACTGAAAGCCACGCTTGTTTTTAGGAATGTCTTTAATTGTCTTATATTGGTTTTTATCCAATACACGATTTATTTCAGCTGCTACTTTTTCATCTTTAGCATGAAATTTAGACTGAAGAAGGACTTTACGTATTTTGTCTATAGACGACGGATCTTGCTCGATCATCATTTGAAAAGCCTTAACCCTCTGCTTTTTATTTGGTGAAACAAGGTCTTTTGCTGCTTTGTACTCTATTTCATATAGGTGATAACCAGATTTGTTGAAATCTTTCACAATATCTTTTAATTTTGAATTGGCATAGCTGTCGATGGTATATTTCATTGGATCAAACATCATGTCCTGAGAATATACTCCTTTATAATAATTTCGATCCTGATTTAGCCATGACACATATTTGTAATCACGAGATTCTTTCTCTTCTTTGTTTGATGATATCCTATAAAAAGAACTACCCTTGGGTATTATTTTACCATTTACAGAATACCGTTTCTTACCTTCCTTAGTAAGTGATCCGTCCTTATTTTGATACCTACGTACACCCCATCTTTGACCTTTCACACCGTGATGTTCGAGGTAATTTTTGAGAGCCAGTCTTTCTATTGAATCAAAATCCATTTTGAAATCACCTTCTCCAAGGGCAAGTATCGTTTGGAATCCTTTCTACAATAGTAGGAGGATCTCCAGGTATTCCATAGTGTATATATCGATGAGTCTGACCACTCACTGTTATAACATTCTCTGGATCGAAGATTCGTCTTGAATTGTTGACGAGGTCTTCAGGTAAAAGAATGTTTATATGATGTACACTAATACGATTTGTGTTGATTACTTTGTTAAGAGATTTGTCATAGTACCCGTCAAGTGGATAATCCTGATGAGCTAAATCACAACACTCGTCTCTTAATATTATTTGCTTCCTAAACTCAAGCCACTCCGGTGACTTGTACAATTCTTGGTTCATCCAACGAAGAGTTCCGAATGTTTCGTCAGACACAACACCGTGACATAACAAATATACCAATCGTTCCTCAAAAGTTGGAAAACTCAAAGCCTCACTGTAACTCCTCATCATAATATTCATCCTGAGGAATCTCATACTCAGTCATTGCTGCTATAGCTCTATTAATAAGTTCTGGCATGTTGCTAGAATCCTTAATAGACTTTGTCTTAGCTGCAATAAGCGTGTTCTCGTGCCTGAGTTTCTCACGTTCGAGCATTGTTTTCTCGGTTGCAAGCTTAAGAAAATGTAGAAGAAGCTGAACTGGTGGCTTCTTTGACTGTATAAGCTCTCTTGCTCTGTTGATTGACAAATTTATCAATTCGTTTTCAACGTCTTTTGCAGTCTTTACTCTACTATTTTCTAAGATTTCATCCTCTTCCATAAAGTTAGCCTCCTTTTTAGTTGAGAATTCTATAGTTTTTAAAAGCAGCCATCGCTCTCGAAATTATCCGTATCGAAAGGAGGCTCTGTTTCGAAACAGTTTAAGTTGGTCCGAAATATCTGACCTTGTAACTTATCGCGCGAGTTCCGAGGTATGGCTGCTTTTAGAAAGTATAGAAGCAACAAACAGGGAACTCTCAATTAGAATAAATCATTGGATAGGCCCTCCTGAGCAAAAAGTGAGTTTTCAAAAAATACCTCTGGGGAAAATATAAAGACCGGCGCGATCTAGGGGTGGGGGTAGTTTGGCAGACCCCTCCCCCTAGGGCACCATGCACTGCACAAGCAGTTATTGAGCTTCAGTTGCTGACAAAATTCAATATTTTTATTATTTTTCTTGCAATTTCAAAGATTCAATCTTGTGAAGAAACTTTTTCAGAAACTTTCTTGTAGTTTCCTGTTAAGTTGAATCTAATGATTTCTTCGGACGCCGCTGAAAGTTCATCATCAGCCTCACGGTCTGACATAGAATCAGAAAGCTTTGCTACACGAAGCAAGTAAGGCCAAGTAAAGTAACCATGATCTTCATCCCAACGTTTCCAATTAGCAAAGTCTTTGAAAGGATTGAATGGATTGTCAGCTGTTGTCACAAGAGTTCTTTCATACATACCGCATTCTTCCTTTCTACTGGAGTTGATTTTCGAGGGTGGTCATAGAGACGCCTAGGTTCTGGGATACTTCAGAAAGGGTGTACCCTGAATTCAACAGACTACGGGCGGTTGCTATCTTAGCAGGGGTAAGCTCTGTTGTTTTACGTGGCATAAACCATTTCTTTATTTCAGCATCGTCTGTATTAGCCAGTATCTCGTTTAATTTGGTCTTGGTTATTGCTCCAGATTGGATGGCGTCTACCTCTTTTTCAGTAAGCTGAATAGACTCTTTCTTAACACCCATTCTTGAGCGCATTGCTGTTAAAGTACGGCCTTTTAATTTCTTATAGCCTTCTTTATCGTCAAGGATTTCAGGATTATCGGCTACCTGCCTCTCTACTTCTTGATTGGCCAGGAGCTGAACTTGCTGCTCACGGGGCTTATTAGAATATGCCTTCTGCAGTTTAGAATTTAAAGAGTCAACTTCTTCTTTAAACACCTTTTTAGCAGAAGGGTTGTATGGTATATCCTCAATAAATAAGCTATCTTTTCGAGCTCTGTTACCAAGAGCTTTCATAGAGTTAGCATAATCAGCATATACCTCTTCCATAGCGAAATGCTCTTGCGAAATAAGAGATCTCGCATCTTTGGCTTCTGCCATCTTAGTGCTTTCCTGAAGCCTTGGTACAAGTTCACCTTTTGCATTCTTGTAATAAGCGTCTTTCGCCGGAAGATATATTTTTTCGCCTGTCTCTGGGTCTATTTCGTATCTTTCAGATCTCTTGGTAACTCTTGTTGGGCTCTTAGATCTTGAAATAAGGGTAGACGATCCACCTTCAGCCTGGTACTTTTTCTTGAGAGATGCAATATCGAGATCTTCGTATGCAGCTTTGTAGTTAAGATTATGCTTGGCAACGTCAATAACTACCATTGCATACTTAGTTGCTCGAACTATCTCTTCTGGTTCTGCATTCTTAAGAGTCATATCTGTTATAAGGTTAGAAGCCATTCCCATTTCTCTACCTTCGCGCTGACTACCCTTTTTCCAAGCAGGTTTAACATCTTTTGGATTGGCATAAATATCTGCGTCGAAGGTCTGCAATGATTTGATGGGGGCTTCATTTTTCCAAAGACCCCTATTGTCTGGAATAACCAGAACAGTATCACCATCAAAGTCAGCTCCTGAAAGCTGGACGGCAACTTCGTGATGAATGCCAACTGCATCAAAAGAAGCATTACCTATTACTTTCTTAGCTTCTGCGTTATTATTATTTACAGTAAGTCTTGGTATTTCGAATCTTCCCTGGTGAGGGTGTCTTATAAGAACAACAGACTCTCCATTATCAAGTCGAGGCGCATAGATTTCATCCTCTTTAAGAGAATTAACTGGTAAAATAACTGCAGTTGCCTGTCTAGGCATAGAAGCTGCCTTAAGGTGAACAGCTGCTGAATCACATTCATCCGCAAAAGCAATAAGCTGCTGTTTACGAATAGTTGGATTAGCAATACTCATAATCTCATTATACTCATCAAGCTTGAGATCTCTTGCTATGTTAAGCTGCTGCTTTGCAAGACCTACAGACTGCTTTGAAAGCTCCTGAGAAGCGAGAGTTCTTGACCATTTGTTCCAGTCGCCCTCTTCGTTCATAACATTGAGAGCCGACAGCTGTTTCTTTCCGTTTTCGTCTTCATATTCTTTTCTGTAATATGTTGAGCCGAACGGGTTGTCAGGATTATCTTTTTGGGATTTAAGAACTCCGCCTTCTCCGCCTAAAGGAGTTCCGATCTTCTTATTTGAGTTGACAAGAATATCTTTGCCTTCAGGAATATCGTCAGAATATACTACCATTCCTTTAGCAAATAATTTTCCGAATTCTTTATCGTCAATAGCTATCCTACACTGAGCATAATGAGCATCACCGAGATCAAGGTCTTTGACACCTCGTCTTATCTCGATAACACCATCTTTGTTGGTTCCTCCTTCTTCAGCGTATCTTATGGCTACTCGATCCATAGATATCTGTTTAGGAGGGCCGCCGGCTTTAGTTACTCCGTCAATACCGTTGTCCTGGAAAATAACTCCTTCGACTGGCTGGATTTCATACCTGTGTTCCCAAGCTTCTTTCTTAGAAACACCAGGCTCGGATAATATACGAAGAGTGGTTCTCTTTCCAGTACCAAGCTGCTCAACGTACACCTCGTTTACAGAATATCCTTCTTCCTGAAGATTCTTTAAAGCCTTCTTCATTCGGTCTTCTGTTACACCAAGATATATATTGGCGCCTTTTGTTGTGTTCAGAAACGGCTTCTCTTTGAGCTGCTCTTTAAGAACATCGGTAACGGTTTTATCGCCTTTTTCTTTGAGCTGCCTGCTTGGGTCTAAATATAGACTTACAGTTGTGACTGGGATTCCGAGTCGTCTAGATATCTCAGACTTTGATACACCCTTTTCGTAAAGCTTAGCTGCGTTTGTCATGTTAGCAGATTTAAGATAGGCGTTCTCCTTAGATATCTTTGCTCTAAGCTCAGCAGTATTCATGCCCATGCTTTTTGCAATATCAACTTCGGAGATTCCTTCTTTCTTAAGATCTCTTACACTCTGCAGAAAATCCTTTGATCTCTGAGGGTCTTTTCCTGATCCCCACGGATATCGGCCTGAATGGCGCGGTGTTCCATAATGTTCTAAAGAATTTGTTTCGTCGATCATGGTGCTCTTTCTCCTTTCAGGCGATATAGAATATCTGAATTATGTCTTATCAATCCCATAATTTCCACGATTCGTTCTGGATCTGGTTCTTCATCAAATCGTTCCTGGTTTTGATAAATTCGTAAGTCGATCTGCAGCTCATATGGATCTATGTGATACTCCATACAGAAATATGCACAGTAAATCTCCACTTGCTCAAGAACATAGTTGTCATTTTCGTCAACTTTTACAACAGACATGCCTCCGGTTTTAAGATCAAATATTTTCAGGATCTTTCTGTCTGGATCAAAAAATATAGCATCTGCAGTACCGAAAGCAAAGTCATTTACATACAGAATAACTTCAGGAGTCATTCCTTCGTCTATTGAGTCATTTACGTACATTGCCAAAGTATCTGGACTTCTTTCATCCAAATATAGCTTAATACCAAGCTCAATAGCTTTTGCAGCAAACGCATGCCGTTCGGTTCCTATAATGGCTGCTTGTTTGTTGTAAAATGTTTTTGTAAGTTTTTCGTCATCGTACCGTAACCATCCATGCTGAGATGGAGATAAGAACGCATGACAGTCTTTAAGTCGAGAATGATTGTTCCATCGCATTTAGAACTTCCTCCTCATTCTCAGGACTTATAAATGATGCAAAAGACCACTTGTTGTAGAAGTCAACATAAAACTCCTGGTTTGGTCTTTTTGAAGCATCCGCCTCTCTTTTGCATTCAAGCAAAGCCCAGTGCTTTTTGAATATAACAACGAGATCTGGGATTCCCTGGATATCATTTGGGTTTAGCTTTGCAACGATTGCGTGTTTGAAGCGCTCTTTGATTCGTTTCTTGAGTCCTTGCTGGTACTCGTTTTCTCGCGCGACTGTTCTGTTCATAAAGTTAGCCTCCCTTAGAACAAAAAAAATATAGGAGCAGTTCAAGTACCGCATTTGTTTTATTTTAGCCTCTTTTACAAGGCGGTACTTTATCCCCTCTATTATACTCCGTGTTTTAAATGTGTGACAAAATAGTACCTTTTTATGAAAGCAAAAAATAAGAGTCGGTGTTTTACCACCAACCCTCTTTATGAAGTTTTTGCACATATCGTTTAACTCGTTCCCATGCTCGATATTGTGGCCCTCTAAACATTGGCACAGGAGTTTTAGATACTATATAAAAGTCATTCACTATTCGAAACTCTCCGTCTTCAAATTCTTCTTGACAATTTATAAAGTTTAATATCTTTCTCGCTGTACTATGTTTAACAAATTCCACATAATAGTATTTACCATGGAATTGTCTATTCATACAATCACCTCCTTCATAATACACTGTGTTTAAACTGAAAAATAAAGCTCCGTGTTACGGGAGCCTTATATAATTATAAAATTTGGTAATTTACTTCTTTGCACTTTGGTTTTACCTCAATACCAACAAACGACAGCTTGCATCTCTTTTTAATGCTGTTAACATCTCTATCATAGATGCCCATAAAGTTTTTATTTATTATAAATTCTACTGACGAATAGAAGTTACGGTTTTTTCCAAAGCCACTTATCTTTTTATTAACTTTAGTTACTTTGGTTGAAACGATAAACCTTTCTAGTACAAGTTCACTTATAATAATGTTCATAACGTTATGAATATCTACTTCTTTCTTGGATGTTAACAATATTGTTAGATAACAACCGTCTTGTTGATAACTTGTAAAAGTGTTTTTCATAATATCACCTCCTACTAAACACCATGTTCAAACTGTAAAAATACCCTTTGTAAACAAAGTTGTCAAACCCAAGACAAAAAGACAAAAATTTTTTGAAAAATCCTTTTCTATATAATAAAAATAAAAAATCGATTTTTTTTAAAAGCAAAGTGGCATTTTGACGCTTCTACAACAAAGTTGTCAAAAAAAGGCCAAAAAGGGCGTTTTTTGGCGTTTTTTGTATACTTTTGTTGTCAAAAATTTGTCAAAATGAAAATGACAGTTTTTCAAAAAGTGGCAGGATTTGGCCGTTTTTGACAACTTTAGTATACAAACTCGATTTTTCGCAAAAATCCACTTTGACAACATAATTGTCATAAAAATACACAAAAACAACAAAGTTGTCAAAAAATAGAGTCCGTGTTCAGCAAAAATATGCCAAATTTGGACTCCATTTTTCGTCATTTACATGTTCCAATAACGGCGGAACATACTTCTTTCGAAGCAGCGATTAATAAAATAGTCGAGATCAGATTTAGTTACAACATACCGATTACGGTATCTTCTAGCGTTTAACTTAACGCCGTGATAACCGTTAGTTATATATTTTAACACCATCTGACGCGATACTCCAAGAATTGCTGCAACATGCGACACAGTATATTCTTCCATAGAACACCTCCTTCCTACAATATGCTGTGTTTTAAATAATGCTTATAACCGAAATATCCTTCGCTCCAGCATACTTTTTCATCATCAAAAGCTCATCTAAACGTATCATTGGAGTCTCTACAAGACACACAACATACATATCTTTACAGCAATTATCGCCGCAAATAGAGAACCTATTGTGGTAATTTACGTCCAAATAAGCTCTTAAATCATCAATTTTGTCAGTCACAACTACTAATTTTATCATAATTTACCTCCTAAAATCATAAAGAAAGTGTCCGTGTTCACCATTTTTGTGTCAACAGACCCTTTCTTTTGTTCTTATCGAACGTCAATATTATAGTGTTTTCTCTTTTTTCTGATTTTTTCCTCTTCAACTTGTTTTTCAGTTGACTTGTATGATTCATAAAGCCAGCCAAAGCTAGTTACGAGGAAGCAAATCAACATTACGAATGCAACCATAATATCACCTCCTTCATAATACACAGTGTTTTTTACGTAAAATAACAAGGAAACCCCTTGTCAGGGGCCCTTGTCTAGGTGCGAAAATATGAACAACTCAATAATTTGAAGCCCTTTTATTAATAATCCGGCTCCAATTGGGAGCAGAATACCTACTAAACAGGCTTCTTTTATTAGTTCAATCACAAAATCACCTCCACAATACCCCGTGTTTTAAATATAAGGCCGTTTTTATGAAAAAGAACACCCCGTGTTTTACGACGGGGCATAAATTTTAGAGTTCCATAAAATCTTTCGTCACCTGTTTGAATATCTTTTTACCTTTTTTCTTTCCGAAGACTGCTTTAAGCTCCTTCTTAAGTGATGCGTCGTAGTCGTCAACTGTCACATTACTGATGTCTGGTACAAAAGATTTACATACATTATCTTTGTACTTCACCTTAAGACAAGCTGAGATCACGCCATCACCATCGTTCTTTAAAACAGCCTTCCAACTTAAATTTTTCATAATAACCTCCTAAATTATAGAAAAATATCGGATCTCTCCATTATAGAAGGTGTTTTATATGTAATTTTTAGTCATTTTCGCGAATATCAGCGTCTGCTTCGGTAAATATAGGACAATTCTCAACCTCAACAGCATGAAAATCCTCATTTTTACCATCAGATTCGGTCTCTTCAGGCACATTTTCCTTCAGATAAACCTCATTATCAGCGTAAATTATTGCCCCTTCTTTTACTTTTTCAGCTTCATCAACCCCTAATTCCTCTGAATTATATGTTTTAAAAGGCTTAATAACGCTGCTTATATACTCAGGATCCTGTATTTTTATAGGATTTGACGACTCAACAAGGTATGTATACTCATTAAATATCAAATCCTCCGCATAAGGCAGTGTCTTAGCCCACTCAAGGAATACATCCCAGCCTCCTTTTCCGAGCTTATGTCCCTGTCTAGCACCGCAAATATTCCTCAAAACCTGATAATTGAGGTCTACAGTGCTCTCCATGAGGTAAGAATCGGGCAGCATGTCAATAATTTGCCTCCAGCAAGTGTCCATTCCATCTTTTCTCTTCTTTACGGCCTCATCAAAAGCCTCCTGACCGAACGTATCGAGGTATTCCTTATCTATTATGGTGTTTTTCATCCTCCACCAGTTGATCCGAAGCATCTCAAGTGTCTGAATTGTGATCATAAATATAGTTCTAGACGTTGCAGTACCAGCCAGAGCAAGTCTCATAGGATGATCTACAATTGATTCAGCCGCAAAATTCTCAACTGTAATAGGATCCTTTAGGATATTATGCATTGTAGAGTCTGAAAGGCGTACAGTACCAACCTTATATGTGTCAAACTGCTTCCACCAGCTAAGAGGGGCCTTAATATTTGCCTGAACATGTATTGCACGGGCAAACTTAGCTTCATCTGTACCTCTCAGAACCAGCTTCTTCATCAGCTTGAGGTCTTCTTCACCGAGCTGTTCTAGAATATAACGATCCTCAGTTCCTTCATAACGCCAATTTGTAGAATCGCACTTCTCCGTACTCCTGAAACTACGTCTTACACCAAGGGCCGCACCATAAAAGCCCCACACACCGATTGTGGATACCTTCATTTCACCGCACTTTGGCTCCTCAACTGGTATCTCCTGCTCATTTGTATCATCTGTAGCCTCAACCTCTACATTATTCATCTTCTCGTTTTCCATTATTATTTTCCTCCTTAATATTAATTTTAGTTGTGCTATCTTGTATATGTCTCAAGCCTAAAGACAAGGCAAAAAACAATATACTGATTTTGTCAAGATCGGACGTTACACAAAAAAGAAATAACTCAGCAAAAGCTATGACAAAAAGAAGCATACCAAGCGTAAAGCCTACAGTATCAGTAATTACAACTTTTGTTTTCACGGCTAGTCCTCCTTATTCAAATTTGCTCCAAATGCCATCATAGCATTAGGCACCCACTGTAAGCACCTATCTACAGGGTTTACTTGCTTATTAGAATATATACACATTGGTATCTTCTCACCAGTTGTGCTTATATCAAATTCTCTGAACCGCTCACAACCAGAGCAATTATGCTTAAATCCAGTGCCTTTCTTAATTTTGACCATTATTATCACCCTCTGTTAGCAAATTTTTTAACAATACTAGTAAATGCGTTGAAAAAAAACATAAATGACAACACAAAAGGCCAGAATATAAGTATTAGTGCAACAGCATCTCCATCCAAAATTAGATACTTATCACAAACGTATGTGAATATTATACTAATAAAAACATATAGTATTGCTAAAAATATAAGTATAATCATCGTCAGCCTCCTAATACATCTCTTGTATAATCAAGAGTATCGCCTATCGTTGATTTGAAAAACTCTAATGTTTCTTTCTTCCGCATGCACCACAGTTTATATAGCCGCGATATTGTGGAATATTTCTGTATATGCGCATCAAAATTAAATGTATCATAAATCCATCTACGAATCCTCGAACGCTCCTTTTTAGAATCAGTAGTAATATATATTGCATCATAGGTAGAAATATCTATACATAGATTGATAGCTCTAAGAGACCACAGTTCATCAATATATATAGACCTTGCTACATAGTTATCACCGTGGACAAAATTAAGAACGCCAACTACTTTATTCACAGAAGGCTTATTATTTTTGTCAACAAACACCAAAATTCGCAATGGCTTGGCTTGAATATAATCCTGATAGTTATTCATAACATCACCTCAATCATACCAGAAGGCCCAGTGGAGACCTTTATAAGTCACCACCCTGCCTACACATGCGTCCCAAATATGCTGTCTGAATCCGCCTACAAAGTTAGCAGCCTCCGTGCAAGACTCAAACAGCATATTAAGTTCAAAGCAATATACCTTATAAATCACAGGTCTACCACGCGGTCTACCTGTTCGTTTCCGACCCATGAATATCACTCCTTACTTATCTTTAACAAAGTAATCACCACGAATGACAGTTGGCTTTATTATATTATCATCAAATTTGAACTCATTACAGCTGCGTTCGTCAGGAAGCGGACTCTTTGGGCCATATTTATTACAATACCATCTAGGTATATCTTTAGAACCCAACTGCACGCCGCACTTATACGCACAGTTATCGCAGCAAGGTTTAACCTTTGCATAATATTCTTTCATTGTTCACTCCTCAATCTTGAGCACAACACACCCAGCTCCAGGACACCAATTATTGCATACATGACGACCATGATTTCCTATTATCGGACGTACTGGATTATAATTGCATATTTTGTTTATTGTTTGGGAACCACGTATAACTTCAAATTCAACATAAGAGCAGTTCTCGCAGCATTTACGATTTATTCTAATGTTTGTTCCTGGAATATTTGGTCCTGGGCTATTTCCTAAAGCTTCATCCATTATTTCAGCCATTTCTTTTTTGGTAGGATTCCTCCAGTAAGTCTGTTTTCTATTAGAAATATAACTAGCTATTAATCCTACACCAACTGCTACTGGAAAAAATGTAAGAATAATTCGCTCTGTCCTATTTAATACGATACATAAAATAAATAGAACTAAACCAACGACTATATCAACAATACCCATTATTAAATGATGACGCACATTACCGCCCCCTACTGCATTTATTAGCAAGCCACTGAGTTTTGTGTTTACCGCGTTTGTTGTTTATACCTCCGAATTTAGCATCAAACAACGATACAGACCTCATGATCTTGTTTTCATCTTTCTGCAATCGTTCAAGCTTTTTCTTCTGGCGTCTCTGAGCCCTGTTATCCATTATCACACATCCCTTCTATAATTGCGGCAGCAAAAGTTTTGGCACTTCTCGTCTGTTGGCTTTATTATTGTCTTTCCATCTATACCACATTTGTAGGTAGTTGGAACAGTACGATGATTACCTTTGCATATGATCAGGTTATCACAGCGATCACATGTATGCGTAAAAGTTCTCATATCCTTAACTCTTTTCTTAGCCTCTTCAATACGTGTATTCATATATAAGCCTCCTTGAATACTTACTTTTTCTTCATTGCAATCTTATTATTCACAGCTCTGACAAGACCCTTCTCGACAAAGCCTCTTATATTTATTTCCTCCCACGCCTTTTTGCGCTTAAACCATGGTGTCTTATGTAACTTAGTGTTTATGGCTACAATATGAATTGCCTGTGTTGAGGTTAAGCAATCTACTGGCACTTCATTACACCATTTTATGAACTCTTTGTATGTCATATTAGCCTCCTTATTTTACAATTATGCGACTTTTTGATAAGCTCGATTCTCATGATATGTGATTTGCCTATTATAGAATGCCCGTTCGTTAAAGTCTTTCTTTCCAGCCAGACATCGGTTTATACCTTTGTCAATAGATGCATCGCTCTCAAAGATATAATATATCATCTCCGTAAATGAGGTATTACGTCTATCGATACGCCCTTTGGCTTGGCACATCTGCTTATAGCTATATGACTGACTGTAAAAAAATATAACGTTTGTATCAACACAATTCCAACCTTCGCATCCTGCGGCATATTGAACCAAATATACCCATTCTTCTGTTGTTGGAGCGTCTTGATGCTTTTGGCCATTCCATTCAGCAAATGGTATTTTATTTGAAGAACACCACTCTCTCAGAATCTCAAGCTCATAAGTGTAGTTATAGAATATAATGACTCGTTTAAGTTTCAAAGACCTGTAAGTTCTATCAATATTGGCAATTCGGCTCTTGTCACTGTTTACTATTCTATGTAGCAGAGAACAGTACTGGCTTACATTCTGGACGGGCCAATTCTCGAAAGGATCCCACCGGTCTTTTTCAACTATAGAATATAAATCCTTATCGTAGCTACATCTTATCCTTATCTCGACTGGTATTGTGTTGCGCTTGAAATTCATCTTGACAAGAATATCATTACGGATTTGTTCAAGTCTAGCCTCGTTTACATACCTGTCAATAAGAGGAAAGTTTACAAATCGGTTATATACAACATGTCTGCAGATAAAGTCCGATTTATTCTTAAAATACTCATTTGCAATCATAACTGGCATATACTCCATCCAAGAGTCTCCTGGTGTGGCAGTCAGTAATATCCATTTATTCCACTGGGCAATTTTTAGAAATGACTTAGTCCATGTGCCATAACCAACAAGGCGCTGTTCATCGAATAGGAAATATGAATTTTTTACGTTTATGTATTTCTTGATGTTATTCCAAGAGTCAATCTTCAAATTGAATGGTAAATGATCTATAAAGCATCCAAAATACTTCGAAATATCATTCTCCCATTCACCACTATCCCGCTTTTTTGCCGTTGTGATGATATAAAGATCAGGCTTTGGTTTTGCTTCATATGTCTCTTTATCATACCAAGCTATACCAGTAAGGCTCTTGCCTGAGCCGACCCCACCGTATAAGATGGAGCCGGACTTCAGACGAGAGAGAGCTTCTTTCTGGTCATCAAATAACTCAATCATCCGAGTTATCTATTGCCTCCTCAAGAGCGTCATCCTGATCGAATATAACGTCACCGATCTCGTTATCGAAGTCTTCAAGAGCAAGTCTGTAGTGATCAGGGTTAGACCATACCTGAAGTCTTGCAAGAGAAGCCTTGAGAGTCCACTCGCCAGTGAACCTATTCTTAGACCACCAGCCTCTTACAATGATATTGCATGCAGTGAATACAACATCATCAAGCTGGTAAACATCTTCCTCACAAAGGTGAACGCCATGAGGCTGTCCTCCGTCCTCAGCATTGATAATGAGGTCTATCTCCGGCGGCTCGTTGTAGTTGTAGTTGAGGTCTACGTTTATATAGTATTCAGTAGGCTTGTCTGTGCCGTCATACTCACGTTTCTTAACATTCCAGCCCTCGTCGATGAGAGCCTGAACATCTATGATATCAGGATCAAGGAACAGAGCGAACTGCTTCTTACCGTACTGGTTTCTGTCTGTCACTCTACCTGTGAAGTTCTTCCATCTGATGTCTGCGGGATTGAGTCCTTTGATGATGATTGGCTGTACCTTATTCATTTTTCATTTCTCCTTTAAATATAGATAGGTTTATTTAGAACGGAACACCATCACGGCTAACGAAGCCTTCAAATGATCCGAACTGGTTGATTGTTTCAATAGCCTTTCTGGCTAGTTCTTCATGGTAGCTCTTATCAAGAATATCCCACTTGTCTTCTCTCTGGACAAGGGTACTTGCCTCAAGCCATACCATATCTTTAGTGCCTGTTACAGCACCAAATTTACCTGTTTTTGCATTTTTCGCTACGAGTTCTGCTCCATAACCCTTCTTGACAGGGGCAAAGCATCCTACTCGACCAACGAAGTGATAGTCATGACCAGCAGCGATCCTTTCTTCGAGTTCTTCATCTGATAAATATCCAAACTCTTCAAGCATCTTTGCTGCCTTCTTTGTGATCTTCATTCCTGCTTTTTGCTTACGACGATATTCCTTGAGATCCTCCCAGAATGAAACATCCTCAAGACCGTCACGGAAGTCCATAAATATAGTTCCAGCCTTAGACTCCTTAACTTCGAAGTAATCGTTTATTGTAAGATCTTCCTTGCTAAATAAAGTCTTAAACACATACGGAACCTTAAACTGAGTACCAGTAGCAGTCCATGTCTCTGGAGCATCTGGGTCTTCTTTACCAAGATATGCCACATATACTGCATCATTGACAAGACATATACGATCAAATACATGCTCAACTTCGAATGTGTATCCATATTTCTTACCGTACTCAAATATAAAGTCTGCGAGCTCCTTAGTAGGATTAACGACCTTAATTGAGTCTGTCTTAATATGAATAACCTTACCTCCCCGCTTTTCAACCTCTTCAAGAAGATTGATCATAAACAGAGCGCCTCTCTTAGCAACGATATTGTCAATATTTCGAGGATCTCTGAATGCGTTATCGAAGTGTGCTGATGTGAGACCATATACAGAGTTGATTGCAATCTTAAGAGCCTTAGACAAAGCCTTGCACATTTTTGGATCATCAAGGTATTTGTCAAGCTTGTGATCAAAGAGCTCCTTAGCCTCCTCAAGCTTTCCATGCTTTATCAATATTCTGAGATCGTATATAAGCTTGTAACGCTTAGTATACTTGTCTCCAAATATATTCAAAGCAAAAGCAGAACTAGGATGCATTCCAGCTACATCGAACGTCCATGCGTTGAAATACATTCCGGGGCGACTCATTACGAAACCACCCTCCCCAGTCTCATATCCCTTATACGTTGAAACTCCACTGAACACATCGTACTTATATCCAGGGAATTCCTTAGAAAGATCGGTATATACAAACTGGTCCTTTGCGTTCTTGTCGTTGCCTAATATAATCTTCTCTGTAAGAGTGTTTGTCTTAGTGTTTTCATTACACTGCTCTTTCTCAAGAAGAATATTAGCAAAGTCAGCAAGAATCTGTCTGGCTGTAAAGTCTCCAATATTTGCATCGAATGTTGCTTCTGTAGAGTCTACGTCGTTAATACAGTAGTCAGCAACCTTCTGCCATAACTCTTTTGGAACGGGCTCGTCCCAGTCAAGACCAAGTTCAAGATGCAGAATGCCGAGTCTGATCTCCCATTTCTTAAGACTCATCTTCTCAGAGCAGAAGTCATAAATATCAGTATAAGACAGATTATAGGCCTGCGGGAATTTGCCGCCCTGACCCGATATAATCTGTTTACTCAGTCTGTAAAGTTGTTCGTTTGTGTAACCCATCAGTCTTCCGTAGAGAATATGATTATCGTACTCTCTGTTATTGAATCCGACGAGCCTATACTTGCAAAGCTGTTCGATTATAGCTGCTTCTGGATTTATAAGAGCGACTGTTTGCTGGCCCCTTATCTTATAACACAGTACGAATAAGTTGGGGAATACCTCGACGTCAAAGAATATAATTGTGTCTTTATCGAAATCCAAGCATGGAGCCACCTCTTCGGAACTCCATTTCATGTCTCGCATAAGACCCAAACAATATTTTGCATTATTCGAGGAATTTATTGCGAACGTTCGAACAGCAGCTTTCATGTCAGAAACATCATAATGAATACCACTCGCGTATGCATCATCCAGCAACTTCTTAATATAATCCATCGATGGCTTTGTGAAGTCATGGTATTCTTTGTTCAGATTTTTTGCTATCATTACTCGAAGCATTCTTTCGTTTTTGATACCATCCCAATTTAACACCGGTTTCGCCTCCTTTAAAGGCAACGAACCAGTGAATTCAGAAATACCATAGTCGTTCGCAAGAAATAGCTTCCTACGTAATGCTGAGCCTCCAGTGAATACTTTGATCTCAATATGGTCTTTATAAATTCTGGACAACTTTGAAACGTCGCCCTTATAAATATAATGAAGATGGATTCCTTTTCCAGACTTTGATGTTTCACAATAAGTCTTAGGCCATTCGGAAGCCGCCTTAAGATTAGCCGCTAAATCCTTATTGCCGTTCTCATCTTGAATATCAAAGTCTATAACAATTATGTTTTCTGGAACCTTGACGTAATGCTCAAGTGTAGGGCTGATTTCGGATAACTTGGTAGTACAATCAACCCATTTCACTTTTGGTACACTGGTTCCGTTTTTGTTCACAGCATATTGGGCAGGGTAATCCACACCCAAAATATCAAGCGGTGATGTTTGATGAGGTTTGAGTTGAAGCCAATCCGGCAAGCCATCCATACAAATATCATTGGTAGTGTCTTCAAGCTCGCCGGTTAAGCCAAGAAATTTACCTTGCTTAAAGCCCTCATACAAGTTCCTTATCTGGATACCATCTTCTGTTTTACGGTCATGGTATTCTTCAAAGTATTCCTTGAGTTCCTCTTTAAATATCCTTCTAGAATATTTATACTTTACATTAGCATCGTCTGCCCATACATTGTAAAGCTTCCATGCCTCTGATAAAGTGGTTCGATCTTTCTCAACATATGTGTCAAAATTATCTTCTAAGAAGTTATACATGTCATTTGTTGCAGACATCATCTTCGTAGGAATATAATTATCATAGTACGATACTCCTAACTCATTGAAGACATCAACACAATGCTGAGCTATGGCACCTAACTCAAAGTCTATCCCATTCATACATCTAAGCCACTCTCTGAAAGGTAGCTTTTCATTTGATGGATAAATATCAATTAGACGCCTCACTATTCCTGATTTACTGTCAGTGATTCTTACGGGTTTATTAGTTCCCATTATTAAGAAAGACTCAATCTTTGCGGATACAATCTTCTTAAATTTTGCGTTTAGTGGCTGGTATTCATGAGATATAATAGAGTTTAGGCGAGTGTTATCTTCAATTCCAGACAAGTCTCCGTCATGCTGAATTGCTATTAATGGATTATCAACAAATGGCTCCATTGCGAAGTCTTTTTTACCATCGCCTAAGTCTTTAGCATTGAATGTGTTATAATATCCAGGGAATAACCGTTCTATAATATTAATTATAGTTGATTTACCTGCTCCCGACGAGCCTCTGAATACAATAAACTTTTGCAATGACTTAGATGCACCAGTTATGATAGCGCCGATTGCCCATTCAAACTTCTGGCGCTCTTCTGGAAAATATAAAGTAGAGACTAACTGCTCATAGCAATCCCTTGAGCCGGATCCGATTGCATAAGGGACTTTCTTAGAGCAGTAATCCTCTTTAGTTATTTCCGAATTTGTGAACATCACCTTTCTGTCAAGTTCGTGATATCTATCTGGTAAAGATCTGGTGAAGTCTAAGAACTCTTTCCATTTCTTTGACCCAAACGAATCCACATACTCAACCTGGCAGTATGGGTTCTTTTTTGCTTCTTCTGATAAAGCAGAGTCTATACATCGTACAACCGCAGCTGGATTTGTTGTCCACATACCGGTTTCCTCATCACAGAATGCATAAAAGTTTCCGCCTTTTATCATCAAAGCATTATCAGTAAATGTTATTTTGAAGTCGGGGTATATTACAGGAACACCACGGACTAGTTTGCTTTTTATTTGAAAGAAATCATAACCCGTAATATCACCTCCTTTATGTTAAATTATAAAATGCTGTTCCATGGCATATGGTTACATTGGGTCCAAATATCAATATTCCATCCGTTGTCGTTTCGCAATAGCTCGGTCCTATAGTGTCGGCAAGACTCGTCTATATTTCCATATGAGAACATGCAGTTAAGCATATACTTAAAGAACATCCATGGTGTTGTTTGTTCTGGCGCTGGGCTTAGCATCTCATCACAAGAAATAGCCAACCCAGCCATCATTTCAAACATAGTACAGGGACCTTCTCTGGGCCACACGCCATACTGTTCGAAATATAAGCGCCTGCAGTCTACGCCTTTGCCTATAAGAATCTCATCCTTTTCATCGACAGGATCAAATTCGATAGTATTTAAAATACCGCACATAGCACCTATATCATTACGATCAGAGAAAGACATTGGTTCAATATTCAGTAACCAATTGATAACATAAGTTTGATACTGATACATGAACACTCACATCACTCATCCTCGTCAGGAGAAGGTACGTCGAATGTAATCTCGAATACCATACCGAGTTCTTCATTCTTTACATATACGATCTCATCTTCTGTTGCCTCTCCATTTAGGAATGCGAAAGCCTCATGACCGATGCTGTCCATTGAGACTTCATTGCCATCAAGGTCGTAGAAATACATGTTCTCAGCAGCTGATGGATCGAAGTTCACCTCCATCATGTCCCATCCATCACGAACGAGATCGTTGAATTCCTCTTCTCCTATAATATACGGTTCACCCATATCTGTTTTCCTCCTTACTGTTTTGGTATCATTTGAATCATCGTATTTAAGCGGCTTATTATATAATATTTTCTGCCGCACCTTATCGAATTTGGTGTAGTCGGTCTTTTTCTTAGACTTATTTATGACAGGTTCTTTTTTGGCTTCAAGTGTTTTTTCGGAAATATCCCCCTGGGCATTTTCTGGAATTGAGTCTGAATCAGTACTCTCATTGTCTGAGTATTTTTTCTGGAATACCTTCTCCATGTCATTTATGTTTGCCTGGGCCTGTCGTTCAACCTTCTCCTTTGTGAAGAAATATGATGCAACCGCACCAACAGCAGCGCCTGCTAAAAATATAGCAATTGATTTGAAACTCATAATTAACCCTCCATTTTTACATTAAGATACCTCGGATCACCAGATAGTTCATTGGCATAGATTATAGCGCGAATATAACCTGATATCCACACAACTACTGGTCTCTTTTCCAAGGTATCATAATACGTTATCCTGTACAGCTCCATTATATATACTTGTAGATCTCGCCGTCGATGTTCGGGTTGATCATATATATGTAGTTGACGTAACGACCCTTTGCATTGTCAAAGAAGAGCTCGTCTATCTCATCGAACATCTTTTCGCCGGCCTCACGATCTTCATCACAAAGCTGACGAGCCTCCTCAACCTTGTCATCGTAATATAACTTAGTAATTCTCAGATCAATATATCCATCAGGATTGAGACCATCAGCACGAGCCTTCTCAACTCGATCCTTTGAGAATACCCATCCGACTCTTGCAGATATAGGTTTGATCTTCTTGAGACCGATTTCCTTACAGAGGTCGTGCCAGAGTCTGTATCCGCACGTTGAGCCTACTGATTCATCCCTGAGTTCATTCGCATTACGCTGAACATTCTCAAGGTTGAAGTCGTTCTCCCAGTCATTCCTGCTCCAATATTTACAGGTATTAGGAGTGATGTATTCGACGTACGGCATCGCAGTAAGACCTGATTCTGGATCCTTCTGATATATAGGATTACCGTCTTCGGTCTCGCCTACCTTTGTAATACCGTTTGCGAGTTCATAAGCCTTTTCCTTGCCGTATTCCTTCTCAACGTTAGAATATAACAGATCGTATGAAGCCTTGAGACCATTATATGCAACACTGAGTACAGCATATCTTTTCTTTATGATATGGAGTCCCCCAAGGACAAGAGCTGCAGATGAAGCGAATCCAACTACAGGCTTTATTACAGCCTTAGTTACTGCCCATCCAGTCTGATACTTGAGATTGTGCTTATCCTTCTCGTATACCTCTGGAGAATATAATGCTCCGTCAGAAGTTACCGCATCTGCGTTTACGGCAACGTCCATCTGATGAGATATAGTCTTGTGATCTGCAATGATCTCCTTCACCTTGAGAGTAGACTTGCAGCTTTCATAAACAGTCCACCCGAATCCGAGAAGACCAAGACCTACAAGGATTTCTGGGCTATGTTTTGAAGCCTTATCCTTTCCAGTCTTGGCTATAGACTTAAGTTTGTCGAAAAATTTCATAAATATAATTCCTCCTTATTCCATATTGATTGGTGTGCCTACAGTACCGACTGATTTGGTGCTATCTGTTGATTCAAAGAACTCGCCAGGAAGTGGGTACATAAAACGAAACATCATGTAGTTAGCTGCGTCCACAAGATGCTCCGTATTATGATCTTTCTTAAATGCCTCAAGGCAAAGTTCTGCCGTTTTTATAGCATCAACTCTGCCCTCTCCGAAGTTCTTTCTTGCTGGGCCATATTTGAAGAATGATACAGCCACGCGGTTTTTGCGCAGCTGATCAAACTTTTCAGACCATTCATTTGTGTTGAGTTCATTCATTTGTAGATTCATCCTCCGTTTCGGGAATATCATTTGGGAGTATTGTTATCGGAACCTCAAGCCAGCCATTATTATAAGCGTCGTAGAGAACTGATGGTATATCCTCTTCCGGGCCAACTTTGATTCCACCGAACATCGGTTTCTTATCTTGATTGATGAGTGGAGTTCCGTTTGGATCAATCACAACACAGCGGTCCTTAGGCAACATTATCACCATACCATTACTTAAGTAAAGATATAATGACCCATCAGCCATACCCATTTTCTTAGGTGCGTATTCTTTGCTTACATCTTTGCTCGCGATATAATTTGGTGGATAGAATATAACAAGACACCCTGGTGAATCGATCATTCCATTAGTCCGCTTTCTTTCCTCTGCTCTTCTTTTGAAATCACTTGCACTCATTGAAAATCCTCCTTATGATACAACTCTAAACAGTCTATACTGATCGTGGTATAGCCATTTAGAGAAGACTACTTTGTAGATGTTTGTGTTCAGTGAATGATCCTTTATGTACTCAGCAGCAAGGTCCATTCTTGAGAAATATAAAGGGCTAAGGTTCTTTCCACAAACCAAAGCCCCTGTAATCTCATTTCGTATGTAATATCCGTCTATCATCTTTATCTTTTAGCCTTTCTAAGAACACCTCTCCGCTGATGCTTAGGAGTATCAAACCAGCCCTCCTCAATATACTGAATAAGTCTGGTCATTGCAACGCACTTGGCGATCTCAGGGTCTCTCAACTCCGAGAGCCGTCTTGTGTAGTACTGTCTAAGCCGCCTTTCGATAGGGTCTTTTCTCTGCATCTCAAAATTCTCATCGTTCTCAAACATAACAATGGACCAACCGGAAGCGTCTATATCTGCAGCAACATCTCTGACATCTATATGAAGCGCTTCTCTGAGAAGTCTCAAATATAAATGAGAATTAAGAAATGGGTCTTTTGTTGAAGCGATCGGATACTGTTTTCCGCCATTGTAATTGTCGTTATAACAAGCTTTATTCAGTTCGAACAGATGCTTATTCTGTCTTGGGATCAATACTATCTCGCACATTAGTGGTGCAATCCAGTTTGTCATTGCGGCAAAAGCCTCTTCTTCAGTGAGAAATTTTGCAACAGAGGGCTCTACTGCTGGTGATGACGACGCAACTGGATCCGGAGTTCCGACTCCTAAATATGTGTCGGTTCCTGTAATTCTGACAACGTATATAAACATATTAGCCTCCTATTATATCATTATCGCAACAGTCTTGGTCTCGGAAGTTCGATTCGGTAAATATCTCCTGATCTTGTGATGTAAGAACTGTCAAGAGAAGTCCATCCCCAGTCAAGGAACGTATGATCGGGTTCTTCTCCAACAGCCTTAAAGAAGTCAGCAACTGAGCAACGATGCTCGTTCAGACAAATATCAAGAAGATACTGTCTTACTACATATGCATCTTCGTAACTATCGAATATGTTTACCTCAGAAAGAACATCTCCACCAACAGACACAACTGGCTTGCTGTAATTGATGGCGGTTGGACCTGTGAATGGATCTCTCTTCCTAGGTCTTCCAAGGCCAGCGTAGTCTGTGTGAGATATAACAGATCCGAGAACGCCTCTTGTCCTTGAGAATTTTGCTCTTCGGAATGCATTCGGATCCTTGTAAATAAGCATACCAAGAGCGCCGGATCCAAGATCGTACAGGCTATCAAGTATTGTAGGTTTTACGACGTCATTGAGAATATACTTACCGACCTCAGATCCTTCTTTCTTGATAGTGTTACCAAGTTTTGAAGACTTCTTCTGCACCTTATTACTGTGAGAAGCCACCTGAACCCGCTCAGGTGCGGGCTCTTTGGTGGTATCTTTGTTGATTACATTATCGGAATTTGCCGGGAGTCCAGTCGGAAATTTCACTTCAGCCATATTCTTAGTCCTCCGGTTCGTAGATTCTTCCTGTCTTACGGTCTCTTACGTTGTAGCTGAGAACGATCTGCACTTCGTTATCTTCTGTTATTTCTGAGGTGTATGTTACTCGGATGAACGCATTTTTAGCGATTTCATCGGCTCTCGCACCAAATCCGAGATCACCAGCTGTGGAAGGGAGCTTTATTGAAGGATCAATTCTCTCATAGAACTCGTCAACCATAACGAATTCACCTTCGAGGATCTCAGCATTACACTCAAGGATTGCTCGGTTCACTTTGTCAATAGTCGACCAGAACCTGACATTCATCTGCCTATCATAGAACAGATAATCACCCTTACCATAAGCAATTATCTGACCATTGGAATCTCTCTTTGGGGGATTTACTTCAGCGGATCTTTTAGCTGCATCTTCTGCAATATCGTCTGCTTTCTTTTCACCTAACTTCTTAACTGATGAGGTAACATAGTCCTGAAGCTGCTTCTGAGCAATATCTTCAGCCATCTGTGCAGCCTTTATTTTCTTGCCAGCAGCGATCTGAGATCCGATTGTGCATCCAACAGTAGCACAAGCAGACAGGATTGCAGGCCAGCAGCATTTGAATATGATTGCAATCTTTTCTGCAGTGGAAATATGAACCTTTATCTCTGAGTTCTTTTTCTCCGAAGGAAGTTCTGCTCTTATCTCTTCTTCCTTCTTTATTCTTGCATCTGTGATAGCGAGTTTCGCCTTAGGTGCTTCTTTCACAGCGGCGTACACAGTTATGCCTGCTGCAACAAGACCACCTACTGCAAGCAGGATAGGCGCATTCTCTTTTGCACCGTTCCACGTATTTTTTATGAATGACTTAATGCTCATTTATTCTTCCTCCTTGAAATCGTCTTTTCTTTGCTCGTATATGCGGATCATGTTTTCTTGGCTGAGACCGTAGCCAGAATATCCGCATGTGTCAGTTGGATATTTAGTAGCAAAATCCATATATTCTTCCTCAAATAGTTGTGAGTCATATGGATTTAAAATAGAACGAATATCCCAAAATTCTGGAATATCGTTATACACGAGATCGATTACAACTTCTTCTCCTTCTATTACAGGAACGAGTTCGATGTCGACGATTCGGACACCCTGCAATAAATTCCACCCAAGGACCTCGCGCAAGTCCCGGTACGAAATATCAGGAATACCAGGAACAAATTCTTCTCTAAGAACGCGTATGAAATCTGCAATACCCCAGAATGAATATAATTCCTCCAAGGATACAAATTCCGTTTCTTGGAGAAGACAAGACGCCTTAAATATGCCATTCTTTACAAACGGTATAGTCGCCTTAAACTTTACTCCTGTTAATTGATCTCGGAACATATAAATAGCCGGTCTCCTTGCCATTTAACGTTGCCTCCTTTCTAAAAAATATAGAGACGGTGCTTTTCAAAAGCTTGCCTATCCTATTGGATAGACTACCGTCTCCATTATACTACGTGTTTATTCTGTAAGTTTTTTGATTCTGGTTATTACACCATCGAACCATATTGGCTTATTCATTGCGAAATCTGCGCATTTCAATATCTCATAGGTAGTATTTATATTATTAACACACTCTATAAGATCATCATACTTCTTCTTGTCAACGAGTATCTTCTTGCCGGTTGTAACATCGTAGAACTTCTGTTTACCGTTACATCTGCAAGGTATAGTCATACCGTATACAGAATTAGCCAGCCTTTTGTAAAACTCTTTCTGTTCAAGAGCCTTGTCTCTTTCCTTCTTAAGATCAATGTTGTAATCAAGAGCTTCGTTTCTTTCTTTTGCGATTCTTATAAGCGTGTTTAAAATAATAGCAACACCATAGATAGGGCCGTCATCTACAGTTTTAATACCGATCTTAGACGAAACATCTGTTAAATTAGATATTATCTTATCTGTATTCATAGTTCTAGTTGCGACCATAATATCCGCTATATAATCAGTTATTTCCTTGAGCATATTTGTGAGTTTTTCGTTTTTGTCATTCGCTTCTTCAAGCCAATCGGCTGCATTAGATACTTTCTTATCCATATCACGCATGTCGTTCCTATAGCGTACTATAGTGGAAACATTTGCTTCGTTTAATTTCTTCTGATTGTCCAGGGCTTTTTCAGCTTTCGCAGCTTTGTGTTTCCATGCTACGCTTTCGTCTATGATATTTCTTACTTTGTCTTCAAGAACAGAGAATATCTCAAGAACATCCTTGAATGCATGCATGATTGTGTCATTGTCATCCCTTGGATCGTTTACAGCTTCGTATAACTGCGAAAACTTATTGAGAGTTATCTCAAATTTGTCATCTGTCTCTTCACAAATATCAATTATATTATTAGCGAGTCTCTTTGCGCGATCCACTTCTTCTGCTGACGAAAAAGCCACGTTCCGATTCAGTTCGCGAGATTCCATGATCGTTAATACCCTAGCAAGAATACTGGATATTTCGTCCTTTGCTGTAAGACAATTCCCATTATCAAGTATATAACTTGTTTTGGTAGGCATGAATATATGATCAAGGTCTGAATTATGCGATAAAGCTTTTAATGTACCTTTTAAATCATCGTATGCTGTTGTTGATTCAAGGTCAGTATAGATAGTATCTATCAAGTCTTTGAGAATATCCAGAGTCTCAGCATTGAATTTATACATAGCCTTCCAATTATGAGCTTCTTTCTTTATAGACTCTAATTTGCGGTCCTTGATGTCTATAGCGTCATTAAGAAGTTCACGACTCTCAGCATTGGATTTATACATAGTCTTCCAGTGACGAGCCTCTTTCTTTATAGACTCCACCTCAGCTTTAAGGTTATCATTTTCCTCCTGTAAACGATTGGCCACAGCGCCACGTGCAGTAACTTGTTCACCGAGATCATAGTTGGCATTTTCAAGGTCCTCTATGCGCTTATTAAGACAAGCTGTTACGTTAACAATATTATTTCCTGCAACGCGAAGCTTATCTTCCTCATCTTTTTTGTATTCTTCAAGACCCTTCTCAGTAACCTTAATGAACTGGTAATGAGTACATTCTCTTTCATCTATTACAGTGATGACTTTATATATATCGAATGTATCGCGCCAAGCAGTGTATACTTGTGGCGCTGATGCATCCTGAAGTCTATTCAATCTATTAACAACATAATCAAGCGACGAAGCAGACCAGTGGAATGTCATCGTGCCGTACTTGACGTTTATGGTACCATCTAGGTCAACAGTTATATTATCAACTACCTTTGTCGGATTTCCAGCTTCGGATATTATATACTGGTCTGCCAATGTATCATCAAACTGATGTACTACGAAGCGGCCTTTCTCCATGAACTTGAAACTCTCGATACGAGCAATGGTATCCACCGCAGCTTTCTTTGTGTCGAGAAGTTTAGCATTTGTAATATACTCATTAAGTCCACACTCAAACTGAGTGTCATTAGAAAGCCCTCTATCAAACACCATTTTTGTGAGATATCCGTCTGCTGCCTTGTCATATACACAATATTTCATTATTCTTCCTCCTTGTATTCTGAATAAAAACGATCTTTTGTAATGAATTTGTATCTGTCGTGGAAGTCTTTTGCTTCCTTCAGTCCATTATCCGTTTCGAATAAAATCCGAATATTAGGCCAATCATCAGCATACTCGTTTACAGCATAAAATTCAATCCTGCAGCCACGAGCCTGCGAGAATCCTTTTGCAAATATAATAGCATCAACCGTGTCGAGTAAAGCTATAGAATGACCAAGCATCTGAACTCTTGACTTGCCTTTGCAATTGTCTCCAAACAGCGCGTTTGACACAACAGACTGAGTTGCGATGTTATCATCCTTGAAGAATTCTGCAGCTTTAGTTCGTATTCTTTTGAACGTCTCTTTTATTTCGTCATCTGTCAGACCGTTCATCGGCGTACTTATGAACAGTTTCATTCTTCGTCCTCCTTATTACGTAACCTCATAACCAATAGTTGCTGCAGACGCGATAACAGTTTAGTAGCTGTTCTTCTCAATCTTTCAACGTCAGTCATTTTCTTTGTCCTCCTTGTTTCTTTTAAGTGGGGTTACCTTAGTTATTAATATAAATGGCTCCTTTTCATTTGAGAAGTCAGCAGAGGCTTTGAACTGGCCAGTGTTTAAGTCCAGCTCGCCGAACTCAAGCCATGCTGTTACATACATAAATATAAATACACAAGATAAGACCCCGCTGAATATTATACTCATTTCAATGAACCACAGAGTTGAGTCAAATATCAAAGCGGAGAGTCCTATACCAAGCGTAGTTGAAACAACGACAAGTACTGCCATTGTGATTATCACTTTTTTAATTGTTTTCATTGTTACCCCTCCAAGTTAATGGTATTTGGCATGCTGTTAATGCCAGCACTACATTCATGTCTATTTCGTCTTTGAATATAAATGACACAAAGGACTCAAGTCCTAGCAGTATAATAAATATGCCGCACGCAACCACAGCATATGCCACCAATGCAACTATAGGATTGCACCATTTTTCATATGTGTATAACGCAGCGCCACAAAACACACCATTTATTATAGTACATATGAATATTGTGTTAAACATATAGCCTCCTTATCGACAAATTCATTTTCTTTTCAGGATAGTTTTTAGAATACCAATTACAAATTTCATCAAGCCTAAGCTGTGCATACAAATCCTCATCAAACGTCAAAGCTGAGTGTGCATCTCCAAATTTTATAGCAAGAAAAGGTGTGGTGGACCTACGTATCTTAATTGTTTGTGAGACATATTTATCTAGTGCACTATCGTAAATAACGTATACTTCATCCATATGAGCCTCCTAAAATATAAAATTTAAAGGGACCTGTAATAGGCCCCTTTTAAGTTGGATGTTAGTTCATATGAATCGGTCTTTGGTTTTGCACAGCCAGTTAGACGTCTTCAGAGAGCCATTCTCCATTGATGAACTGAGAACCGCCAATGCAGCGACACCCAGAATCTTCAAGACAGCGGTCTTATCTACCTTAAAAATACCTTTAGCTTCAGCATTAGTCTTGTTGACTTCCGCTTCAAGCTTCTGGATTTCCATGAGTTTAGACTTCTTCTCTACAAGTTCTGGATATTCGTCGCTTGTGGGTTCTGTCGCATCAATGAGTTCGTCAAGCTCTTTGATCTGCTTTTCAGTGGCTGTGAGTTCCTTCGATTTTTTAAACATATTAAACACCTCCATTATATTACGTGTTTGAGTTGTCGTTTTTGTAGTTTATTGACGCGGCGACTGCAGCATAGTATCTTGCCTTCTCGTCTTCAGAGAATATAAGAACATGCTCTGCTCTTCCTTCATTTATAGCGTCGATCATATTCCATTTTGTACCGTCCTCATCCATATAATTCATACGGTCTCTTATATGATTATACTGAGCAGCGGCTCCATCTTTCCATCCAGTTTTTCTGCCTTTCTTCTTACCCTTTTTGTAGCAGAATATGCCTATTACAGCAGTAGCAGCGGTGTGGATCGGGTGAGCCTTGATCTCGTCGCCTATTGCACAAATGAAGTCGAGAGCCTTATCAACCAGATCCTGCTTCTGCACCTCAACTTTTGTTGTTTCCTCGATGTCAATTGCGTCCTGAGTGTTCATCTTTTCATTTTCGTACATAAAAATCCTCCTTAAATATCAAAGGGCGAGAGCCCGTGGGCCCTCACTTCTTTTTTTGTTTCGGTTGCTTGATCCGTGGAAGTTCGTTTCTTCCTGTTATCTTCATTATGTAGTTCACGAATCCAAGCAAGAAATTGTCCCATATGATTCTGAACAGCCATAAATAAAAGATAACCATAAAAATAATCTCCATTTAAATCACGCTCCTTCATTATAGGATGTGTTTCAATTGGAGAAACCTGAAGGGACCTGCGATAGGCCCCTTTATTAGGTTTAGTCAGTTTCTTCTATATTCGTCTCCACCTTTATGTCTTCTGTCGGCATTTCTACCTCAGTCACAGCTTCTGCAGGTGTAGCCTCCGGGATTGTAACATTTGTAGCCGCCAGCTCCTTTTTAGTGAACACAGAGCCGATTTTTCCTCCGATGGCCTTTGCGCCACCGAGAATCATCGCGCCTAATGCCGCTGTCAAAGCATTGGCTACAGCGTTTCCTCCGATTGTCTTCATCTGAGTTTTTGTTGCATCTTTCATAAAAAATAACCTCCTGAAAAATAAAATTTTTGAAATATAGACATTACTGCCTATTAAAGGCTGTGTTTAAATTGTAAGGTCAGCCTCGTTTAATATTCTTAAGGCCTCCTTGCTTAAATATCTTACCCTCATTGAACTTATATATGTCTTATATGTCAGCGGCTCTGGTATAAGCGCTACTATAGAAGACCTCTTCAGTACCGCTTCGTGCCTTATAACCTCGCGCATAGTAGCGGCATCTTTGTGGTACTCGAAATTCTTGAGATATGAAGAATATATTTTTGCTTCTTCCTTGAGAAGCGCCTCTGTAAGTCTTATACCGAACAGAGGATCTGCCTCTACAGAAATCTGAGTTACGGTCTCATCGTCAGGGTCAAATCCAGGACAGGACCTAACCATGTACGATACTTTGCACTTTTCGCCTCTAGACGGGAGCACATGCTGCTCTGCGTCCCATCCTGAAACTGGCTCAAGATTTTCAACCCAAGAACAGCCCTTTTCTCCTGCCTTAGGACAGGACTTCTTGCATTTCCAACATAAAGATCTTTCGTATGCCATAATATCAGCCTCCTTAAATATTAAGCAAAAGTCGGAATCTAAGGGAGTCTGTTTAAAACAGAACTCCCCTAAAGTTCAGTCAGATTTCGTCAACATTTTCCTCCTCTTTGTCATCGTTCACTATGATTGTCCAGTCGTAGTCACAGATCTCGCCATTGAGATACTTACTAGTCATCCATGTATTACGTACCGCATTGAATGCACTTGCAGCTGTAAGCCACAAGAATGTCCTAGAAACACGGTTGCATACTCCGTAATTTTTGCAGGAATATGCAGCACCATATCCAACGATTCCTGTCGTCATCCAGCTAAGCGTTAATGCCGCACCGTCCATAAAACCGTAAGCTGCATTTTTAGCGAAACCTTTCCAGTTGAACTTTCTTCTCATAGTCAATTCCTCCTAAGATTTAAATATATAGACATCTCTGCCTATTATAGCACGTGTTTGAATTGAAAGGCAAAAGAGAAGAGGCTATGCCTCCTCTGGTAATTCACCTCCATCCATAATCTTGCTGAGTTCTTCTGCCAATGTATATACTAAGACATAAGTGTCTAACAACCTTGTCCTTCCGAACAACCATTCCTGTTCTACTCTGTGCAAGTGTTGTCCTCTTATATCTTTGGTAGCATATAACAGAATATCAGTAGCTTCTTTCTGTGAATATTCAAGAGAATTCATAATCTCCTCTATTGCGATCTTTGTATACTCTTTAATCTTTTCGTACTTTCTATTAGTCATAAAATGACCTCCTTAAAATATAATAAATTAAAGAACACTAAAGTTCTCATTATACGACGTGTTTAAACCGTAAGCTGAAGGTCAGCGTTCTGCCAACCTTCGCACTTAGGAGATTTATTTCGAATTTTTGTTACTGTCATTGTAAAGTAAGATTATACCTACTATGATTAAAATTATTCCAATCGGCATTATTTTCCTCCTTTCTTCTTGTCAAAAAATATCTTCTTGATTATCCAGCCAACAATAATCACAGGCGCTAATGTCCATAATATACTGATGACTCCTGCCACAAGAGATATGATTAAGACAACAACAATGATGCATAACGCGATTAAGCACAGCGTAATCATTTTAGTCTTCCTCCTTTAAAATAGTAAAATTTTAATAAATCTCCCATTATACCATGTGTTTGAAATGTAAAAAATATAAAATCCGTGTTTAAACCGAAAAACCAGACTCAATGCTGAGTCCGATCTTCGAATTCGTCAACCATTCTATCAAATTCTAGTTCGTTTAGATGACATTCTAAATTGCGTAAGCACCTTTGGAACTCTTCATATAGTTCTACTAAGTGATTAAATGTATTATTATTTGTCATAAAAATCCCTCCTTAAAATAAATAGTTTTGGTTTATTCCTTTCATTATACACCGTGTTTTTTACGTAAAGGAGAAAAATGAAAAGACCTGTCCGCTTCGAACGAACGTCTCTACCACCAAGGGTAGCGCACTACCTTTGTGCTATTATATGTACTCTACTTCGTCCAAGCTCGGACTTTTCAAGCCAGTATCCCCCAGATTAGGTCTCTCGACCGTCCAAGGCGCGTTAATTCGCAGTCTTTTCATTAAAGACCGTGTTTGAAATGTAAAAAATATAAAATCCGTGTTCAAGCTGAGAATTCAAGCTACGTGTGTAGCTCAAATCCTGAATTGAATCACTCGATTACTTCTGCCTTCGTCGGGCAGGCAAAATGTTTGATAAATACTAATCCATATTTGTTGATTTTAGTAAATATTACCGATATAGTGTAATTATCCTCGTCAATGTCTGCTATTGTTATATAGTCAAACATATTGAGAACCATTTCACCTATCTTTAAAGTTACCATATCCTCAAAATAAAATTTAGCTTTTAACATAATTAAAACCTCCTTTAAAAATGAATAATTGAGTTTTATCTCTTCATTATACACCGTGTTTTTTACGTAAAGGAGAAAAATGAGAATCCGTGTTTTTACGCACAAACTCTCATCAAATCGACTTACTTTATCACATCAGGAGCTATTCAAGTATTCTCAATATGAGTCGGATAGTCGATTTTCCTATCTGTAGACAGTTTTGTACTCGGCTCGCTTTTGGAGGAGGTCATAACCTCGGCTGTTGCATCTCTGTCAGAAAGGATCTCTTCGAGGAAATCATGATGTCTCTTTTCCTCTCTGCCGATGTCCATGAGTATCTTTATTGCCTTTTCTGTAGGAGCCTTTTTAGCAAGATCAAAGTATTTCTCATGGTCGTGAGCTTCGTCTTTTACATAGCTTTCGATAGTTGAATAAAAGTTATCCATCATGTGTTACCTCCATTCTTGCTTGCTGCGTTTGTGATATACTGTTTAAGAGCAGTGATATCATTAGCCTTAAATATAAGCACCTTCTCTGTAGGAGATAGGAACTTAATAGCAGGGAATATTATTTTAAGCTCGCCGCATTCGTTCATGGCCTGTCTTATGGCATCAATAAGACTCTCAATCTCGAAATATCCTTCTGAGTCACGCTTGAGAAGTGTTGAGAAGAAGTCTGTATTGAGATACCCTTCTGTCATTTTGACGTAAGCATCTTTATTTGCAGCGGCTGTGATTATAGCAGTCTTCATTGCTATTTTGAGGAATGCGTCATCTATAGACGGTATAACATTAGAGTTTATGAACTCCATAATACCATCAACAAGAGTTTCTGACTTTATTCTGTTCATTTAATCAGTCCTTTCTTTAATGGGGATTTTAAAAGACTTATTCTCTTTGATCGAGACCTAGTTTCATCAGCACTTGTGTATTCAATCCGCATAGAGGACGGCTTTACTGTAGTCAACACATCAAGTGTATTCTGCCCAATGACTGTTGGAATATCAATACCAGTCTGAGCCCTTGACAAACTATCAGCATACTCACCAATCTTCATCAACGGTTTATTTACTATGCCTGTTTCGGATTCTGCAAGGACGTACCAGAACATTCCTGTAGGCTTTTTTGAGGTGCTGCCAGTATTTACTGATACTTGTGATACATCAATGGCTATACAATTTAATGCAGTACTCATACCAGAGCCAGTATGAATAGTGTATTTTTCCGCTATACCGTCGCCCAGCTCTGTATTCACAGGCACATATTTAATATTCGGAATATCCGTTGTCGCCCATAAACCGTGTATTATCATTCTCCACGATAGCTCTGATAGGTCGATTTTGCCGATCTTCCTCGTTGTCTCCACTTCTCCGAGATAAACGGGCGTTGTGGTGCCTGCTGATGAAATCGGGATTTTATAGCCGTAGGGCTCGTAGGGGAGGGCGGTTGAGCCGAGGTTGAGCATAAATTCGTCTATATATTCTGTTCTTGCGGTGATTCTTGTATATACTGCATTTTGCGGTACTGCAATTGCATTACTATAACCACTATAGCCTGATATATATGTTTTATTTTCGTCATAAAATGCTCCATACTGATTAGCTACGCCAGAAGTTATATATGTTGCTCTTATGTAGCTTTCGCCAGAGATATTAATATAGTCCGAAGCAGATAACGCCGCTGAACGGAACAGACTTCCCGAATTATTGTCAACGCCATAACCGACCACTGCTGTAGACTTATCAAACAAATTCCCCGTTCTCTCACCACAACCTTCCGGCATAATCGGGTTATCAGGAGTCGGTGTGCCTGATACTTCTACATTGCCGAATAGCTCCCAGTCAGAAAGCTTATTCTGCATGGTATTAAAAATATAAGGGAATTCCGTGATTACGTCTGTTTTAGAGCCAAACAAAACCTTATACCAGAGTCTTGACAGGTCAGTATTTATTGTCATGTAATCCTCTTCGCCGTCTATGGTGACTGTAAGGATAGAACCTGACTTTGTCGGAGTTATATCATGAAGCTTCCAATATAAAAGCTTCGCAAGTTCATATCTAGGATATGGATCGCCAAGGTCCGAAATATAAAGAGAATATATAAATCTCGCTAGTATATTCTTCGGCTCTTTTTCTGGTGTAGTACCGTTTAGAATATCTTTTATAAGCTGAGTATATACAGTCCCTGGCTCTGGTAAGTCTCCATAATAGAAACCACCAAGAGCCGCTGTATACCTCTCAGCTGGTGTTAAATATAAATCCGCCATTTAATCACCGCCTTATATGTTAAGCCTGCAGATCTTTGATCATGTTGTACAGTTCTGAATTACTTGGCAAATATGGTTTGAAAGAATTTGATATTTCATAAAACTCCTGCAGACAGCACATTGGTCTGAGAATGAAATTATCAAAAGAAGCACTTGCTCCTACCCATATTCGGAATACATAATACTGATATGTTCCATCCACTTCAAAATATGCATCTGAAGAGGAGTTTGCAAGGACATTGAGTGTCAGATCGTCATTATATCCATACGCCTGAACCCTTATACCAGAATTACCAGTTCCTTTGAGAATATAAGAGCCTTGCTCTATAAAAGGATCCTGCTTATTAGCTGTAGACGATGAGGCCTGAGCATACAGATCAAATATAGCAATCATTGTTCCTGAGCCTGTGTTTGTTCCATTTACAGTAATAGTGCCATCGCCATTCGGTGTAAATGTGACGCCCTGCTTTTCCGTTTCAGAAACTCCTATTTTGATTCTGTTTTTAGGTCCATCGTCGACCAACCGCTTGAGTGATTCTTTGTTTTTTGTTATCTGATTGACGTCATATGAAGTAATGCCACTATTCAAAGCAGCAGATTGTTCTGTTGTTAATATTGGAGTTCTGGCATCTGTGAGCCTTGAATCATTACCAAGAACTACCTCGTCTGTTCCGGCATCGCCAGACGCAGGGGTGTTTTTAGAAGAAGCTGTACCTACATCCGCTGGCTGAACAGCAGTCATAGCTAAATCTAATGCAGCATCAACAGCCGCGCCATTAGCATATTTAGATTGGTATGCCATTTTGATAGCCTCCTTAAGATGTTGTAGTAGAGTTTATCGGCCACACTGGGATGCAGCATGGCCGACTCGATCACACCTTAGCCGTTACTTGTGGTAGTTGTAGTGTCCGTAGAAGGCGGAGTTACAGGCGGGAAAGGTGCTGGAGGGAATGGAAAAGGCCATCCATAAGGATAAGGCGGAAGCGGCGGTGCAGGCTGTACATTTGCTCTTCCCCATCCAGGAGCAACGTTCTCATTAGGAACGAACACTCTTGTCAGACGATCAAAGTTTGTTCTGAGGGCAGCAGCCTGGTTTGCAACAGTGCTAACATTAGCAGCAACTGTAGCATTGAAACCTACCTGCTCGGTAAACTGCTTCTGAACCCCGGCAAGCTTATCGGCTACTTCGAGCTGGCCCTTAAGATATGAGTTCTCGATCTTCTGATCAATAGACTCACGAACAAGACCGAGTTCATACCTTGTAACGGGCTTGTCATCAGAGTTCATAGCTCCGCCATTGACCATTCTTCCGAGAAGATTCGCTCCACCATCGAGAAGGCCAAGGCCAGTGCCTACAGCGCCAAGAGTTACACCAAGATTACCCTTAGCATTAGATGCGTATTCCATAAAGAATACCTCCTTTAATATGTATTTAACAACAGCCAAAAGACTGTCATTAGCGTATGATTATTCGTCGATCAAACCAGAGTACTCCCTTGGATCGTATTCGTTAGATATTGAGTGCTTAACACGATCATGCTCTTCTGCCTTTTTTCCGTCATTGAATCGGTCAAGAGTGCCTACGAGATATCCTGTTATACGACGAATTCGCTGGAATTTCACTGGAGCTGTTTCGACTTTAAGGTCTACAAACTCTCCATCAAGATAAATATCAAGCTTTACGACCTTATCTTCGTTTGTCTCATGCTTCTCCTTAGCATATTTAACATACTCATGAATCTCAGCATCTGTCATTTCTCCATTGTGTACTGTTATTTCCATTTTGATTTAGCCTCCTATTATTCTGCTTGTGCAATCATTCCATGCACAATTGGTAGTTGTCTTGTAGAGACATTAGTTACTTTGCCTTCAGAATCTGTAGATATTCCAGTAACTACGGTTATATATTCTTGAGGAATAACCTTGAATAGCCCAATATCGTCATTGCCAACCCAGAGTTGTCTAAAGTTGATGCCTAAAATGTCGCCAATCATACCAAGACCATGCTTTAAAGTTCCGCCATCATCAAACAAATTATCTGTATGAATGTCTATGTCAACAACATCATTGCCGTTTTCACGGTGACCTCCGTACAAATGACCGTTTGTAAGATTCATGAATATACCATCACCATTATCCGCATAGATCTGGCCTTTTATGTTGGCACCAGCATTATTTAAGACGCAAACAGGTTCTCCATTTTGATCTCTTACAATGATGCTTCCGGCAACGTTATCATAGCCACCCATTACAAGGTTTCCGCCACGAATTCTGTCTGCTGACATTAATCCTGTGGTTATTCGATCCGCAACTATAGATCCATCCATAGTCATTGCAGTTCCGAATTCACCATTGTAGCCTGTACTTGAGTATCCAAGACCGTTAATATTCCATCTCCAAATTTTGGCATCTGGATCAAAATAATTCAAACGATCACAAATAAGAATCTCTTCAATTAGGCCTTCTGCATTACGTTTGAGTGTAACGTATCCATTATCAGCAGCCTTGATTAGCTCAGTAGCATTCTCTTTGGCAGCCTGAAGGATTGATGACGGTGAAGGAAGATCGTCTATTTGCTTTAAAGTCTTGGCATTTATTTCAGCAGTATGAGACGTCATTGACTGAACAGATGATTCGCCCAACTGATAGGTAGCACCACCAGGATTATCAAGCGGAATAGATACTTTCAATACTGGGAATATCTTATTCAGTCCGTGCGGCCTTGACTTTACTCGTACTCTGCTTAAGAATCTTATAGCTGGATACTGAACGTCAGTCGGTATTGGTTCTGCCTGCTGAATATCTATATACGCCGCATTATACGGATATCCTTCCTCCATATATGGATCACAGCGCATAAGAAGATTCGCAAATGGCGGTTTTGTTGGGTCTGAAGCATCCTCTATTTGCCGTTTATTTACAAGCTCGTCGTTTTCAACAACCCAATGCTCGTAAATATCGCATTCGATACCTTCTATATAGTATACTATTGTGCTGTTTGGAGCGAAAGCCTTACACTCAATAGAAACCCATATATTTGCCGATGATGGCATAACGTCTATTGTTATTTCAGTCGGGTTTGCAGATTCGACAACTGGCATTTCGACACTAGCCATGCTTTTCAAGCTAGTAGGGGCAGTTCTACTATTCCACGGATCTTCTGTAAAAATATAAATCCTTGGCAGAACGGTTGGATCTCTTAGAGGACAATCAGCAGGCGCTCTAAGTTTCATTTTGATGTATCCATCATCGCATGCTGAAAGCGGTAACTTGAAATATCGTCTTGGATATCTATCATCATCTTTTGTATTGAATGTTATGGAATTATAGCCATCATTGTATACTACAGAGAATTGATTCCAGTTTCCTGTGTTAGACCAATTTGTTAAGTCTTTGATTCCATCTTCAACAGCCATAGAATCACCGCCTTATCCGCCGCATTCAAACCCAATACTACGCAAATATGCTGGGTTTTTTATTTCTTCTGCTGTTAGGAGTTTGAAGGGGTTCTCATAACCTTCTGTTGTAACAAGGGATGCGTTTGGAAGCGACGTATGATCAATCACGCAAACACCCGAATCGAACTCATCGGCACTCGTTGCTCCTCTAAGTTGTATAGAAGCAGACGAGTTTCCTCTTATAACCGAATTAGCTATACTCGTTTCTTTAGCGATGGTATGTGAGAACGTTCTTACCCAACCACCTAAATATAATGGAGTTGAACCATTAAGAATAATAGTATTCCTTAAAAATTTTGTCGGCCTTGCGTTGGAGTAACTTGAAGGATTTCCTCCGGCTCCAAAAAATAGAGGCGACACCAAAGAGTTTATTTCAAATTTGCAATCGGTTATTGGTATACCTGCTATTGGAGGACCATAATCCTCATCTCCGCCAAATTCTGGAGCAAAACTCATTCTATAATGAGGGTCTCCAAAAATAACAAGTCTACCTGTGTTGTTCGGGAAATCGTACCTACTTTTGTTAATAGAAAAAGAGCATCTTCTAACATAACCGACCTGATAAGAATGGTAAGAACTTCCTGGATAAGAAAAGCGCATTGCTATTTTATCTTCTATCACTGCTGATATTTTTACATTCTCTAATTGTGGGACACGACCTTCAAATATTAATGGTGAGGATGGACAATATGCTTTATCTATTACAATATTTTTCAAATGAAAGTAAGCAGCTACAGGGTTGCTGTAATCATTGATTACTTTAAACATTGATTTCGAACTGGAAAACCCAGATATAGTTGTCCCGTTGCCATCAACATTAACATTATGGCCAGTAGCGTTAGATGTGTATATGGTTGGGCATTCGTATTCATATATTGACGCCAAGTCTATGTTATATTTTTCTTTAAATTTTACATATAAATCGTCAGGTGTGCCGTATTCGATAGCCGTCTTCAAATCCTCATACGTTTCCACAATATAAGGATCAGCTTGTGTTCCGGTTCCTGTTATACTCATACTTCAGGCAACTCCTTTCTATTAGTATATGATAAATCAATCGCTGAAACATCTATCGACATCTCAGCAAACTGAAGTTCGTTCAAATATAATTCACCATACTTCTTTAAAGTAGCAGCATCCTTGCAGTCTGAGAATACGATTGTTTTTTCAATGTGACCGAATGTATCATAAGCTTCTCTTGCTACTAAATATGGACTTCCGTTGTTTACAGACTCTATTGTAAGTCTTTGGTTTTTTTTCAGCTCTTCAATAGCATCTCCAGAACTTCCAGTAGCTCCTTCTATCTCATTAAGCGTAGCGCCTAATGGAATAAGAACCGTGCAAAGTTCAGTCACTTCGAAATTTGTTGTGTGGTCAAGTAGGTTCTTTCCGAATGTAATCTCTTGTTCACAAAAAGGGAGCTCATCTACGCTTTGGTGATACTCTAACTTTCTCACGCCGTCCTGCTTAACGATCCTTACAAAACCACCGTATAGCTCGATTAGTTTTGCTATAATATCCCAAGTAGACTCAAACGAGAATCCAGTTGGACTATTTCCAATATCTGGGTCGTTAACAGTAACCGCACCAAGAAAAAAGTGTTTGTACTCAGGACTCTTCTCATTGTGCTTAGTTAGCACATAACTTAATAATGTCTGAATCGATGAAAAAGTCTGAATATGATTAGAGACTGTCGTGTCATATAAATATGCAAGCTCACCTTCACAAGTGACATTCTTCTGACCATAAAAGTCTGTGTCAATACTTATAACACGACCTTCAAATATTGGTTCTTTATACCCATCCTGATATATTTTTACCCTTGTGTTCATAGGTTCTATACTGTCATATTCGTTATTGCATGGCGGTATAGTAAAAGTAAAGGAGCCAGGGGCGTTAACCTCTAGCTCCAGATTAGGTGAAATAAGTTTATACTCCTCTAACGGAGTTCGATCGCTATACATAAGTTTGTCGGCAGCAAATCCAAAGACAACACCATCCCTGGTCGTGAATTCTTCTTCATCTGCTGTTTCAAAAGGTTCTACGCCAGAGTTGATTAATACTTTGAACATTATTACAGCCTCCCTTGTGTAAAGTCAATTCTTATTCGGCCTGTGCCTTTTGCCTGAAGACCGATGTTTGCGTCCAGTGTATACTTTCCAACTACAAAGTCAGGATCTATGTATACACCGGTTGGTGCTTTGTCTTTTTCTATTAATAAGTTATAGTCTGAATTCCAGTATTTAACAGCAATACCACTATCCGAAACAATAGACATTGCTAATGGGGACGGCATTTCCATCAAATAATCTGATAATGTTGGGTAAATATCAACATATGTCGGACTGTCAATGCTAACCGCAGCAAATACATCTGGGTATAGAACCGACACTGGTAACAGTCTTGTCTTATACGGTTTTACAATGTAACTTATTGTTATGTTGTTCCAGATTCCATTCTGGGAGGATGTAACGGTAAAATCCCCTTCATACTCCCATTCTGGATCATCTGAAAATATCATTTTTCGGTGTTTGCCGTGGAGATAGTTGGCTACGGCAGAATATAATTCCATGAAGTTGTTATAGCCGGGAGCTATCATAAACTCCAAAGAACCATTTCTATTTTGATATGTTGGATAGCCTGTCAGTATGTTAGATATGTCAATATTGCCATCCATACCAGGTACATCAAGAGTGTTAGTCTTTCTTTCTGGCATTGGAGGTATAGGGAGGCTCAAAGGAATGAGATGAAATACCTCCCAGGAATCCAAACCATCAAAAATAACAGAATGATCCCCGTCATAGTATATTACAGAATCATCATACATTTACTTTCGCCTCCTTATAGCTCTTGCACCTAAAGCTTCGTCCATAGGACCGACAATCTGTCCAACGAGAGCCTTGCCGTCAAGATATACTCCAATGTTTGTTATTTCTTTACCAAGTATAGTTATTGATTTCTCCATGCTGTTAACGCGCTCCATGAGTTTAGAGTCATCGTATGCACTTTCAACAATGAGTTTGTTTTGAGCACTAAGTCCATTACTTATGTTTTCCGCACTAGCAGCAATCATGCGCTCCTGATTTAACATTTCGCCAAATACATCGAGTGTTCCTTGCTTAGCATACTGGTTGGTAAGCGGTGTTACTTGGGTTTTTCCAGCTACCTGCGAAAGTAACTCAGGTCCGGCTTCGCCTACTATTCGTCCACCAGTTGCCAGTGGTTCTTGTGCCCAGTCTGGATACTTAAGGTAATCGGTTTTTCCATACCAAGGAGGATCCCAATTATCTATGTCTAGTGCATCACCAGGGATTAGATCGTTTGCATCATCTATAAGATCATTTACAATATCTACAAGTCCATCCATTATAAAACTAATTAAACCATTAGCAGCATCAACAAAACCACGAGTTACTGCTACAACTATTCTAGATCCTACTTCCATAAAAGGCGTACCAATAAGGTCCATAAACAAACCGCCTATTATTAGTACCAACGACTCTATAAAGTCTTTTATAGCATCTCTTATTTCTTTCTCTTTTTTGGTAAGTGCGGTAGCCAATTCAGATATAAAATTTATTACTGCATCAACTACACTATCTATATTATCGGCAATACCATCTATAATAGAAGCAACAGTTTCGGTCATTATTGAAGCCCATTCTTTTATTTCCTCTTGATTATCACTTATTGCCCTAAACACTTCATCAAGTATTTCAAAAAGTTTGTCTGTTAATTCATATGCGTTTTCTTGTAATTTGGTTAATCCTCCAAATAGAACAGCAAATAAAATATCAAAAATATTTTGAACAAATTCGTCTATATTGTCTGCTAAATGGCTGAGTATCATATTTATAGCGGTAAACATTCCATCTATAACAGCAGGAACTGCTCCAATTATACCACCTATTAAACCACCAACAAATCCTGCAACGAAACTTGGCACTATGGCTGCTAACAATGCAAACTTCTCAAGCAAGTCACCATCAAAGTCTGTCTCATTTAGCAGTTTCATTGCCTCAACAAAGGCCAGCACACCAGTCCCAAATAAGAAGAATGCTCCACCTATCGATAACAGTACAGCCCCAAATGCTTTAGCACCATTCGAAAATTGTGGATTCTGAAATGCTTTTGCCATCAAATATATAGACCCTATAAGTAGAGCATATATTGCCAAAAGTCCTCCTATACCTACCGCTGCCTTCTCCAAGCCCATGTCTGCAATATAAGAAACAATACCAGTCATGACTAAAAGAGCCGCTGATATAGCACCAAGGACTTTAATCATGTTCTTCGCTTCCTTGTAACCACCAAGGTTAACTTTTCCGAGCATTGTCATTAGTGCGGCAAGTAATCCAGCCACAAGAACTGCGGCTACATATCCCTGAGCAAGTGTTTTCATATCCATACTACCTAAATTGTTTATAACAATAGTAACTACGATTATAGCCGCCACAATAGCCCATAGAAGTTTGGTAGTTCCGTCTTTCACAGTTCCGAGCTTGCTAAAGTCAAGCGCGGCAACAATTTCTCCCAATACAAGAGCAAGCATGCCAACGCCGCGATTGATCTGCTCTTCTGGTAAAAATGCAAGCAGGAGCAGCGGAACCATGAGAAGTGTTATTGACGTAGCTAAAGTAAGAAGAGTTCTACTAACTTTATCAAGATTGCCATTTACTTTCATACCATCAATAGTAGCAGTTAACTCAGCTAGAACTATTCCGAGCATAAACAAGCCATGCTTAATCTGCTCTTCTGGTAAGAATGCAAGTGCTATGATTGGTACTATAAGTAAGAATATAGACGTGCTCAAAGATATTAATGTTCTTGATACTTTGTCAAGATTACCACTGGAATTCACTTTATTTACAGCAATAACTAGCTCGCCAAGTATTATTCCTAGCATTCCAATACCAAGCATTGCATCATCAAATGACATACCGCCTAATATTTTGACAGAAGCTGCTATAAATATCATTGACAATCCCAAAGCCATTAACACACGTGCTACTTTGGTTAATTCTTTAGCATCTATAGCATTAATTGTTTTCTCAAGTTCCAAAAGTATAATTCCAAAAGCAGAAAGACCTCTTGTTATTGTGTCCCATGAAAACATGCCGAGCATTATTACGGTACCAGCGAGTAAAGCTATCGACATTGCTATTGTAAATATAGCTTTAGCCTTTACTGCTGCTGTAAGGGCTTCTGACTTCTCTTTTATAGCATCCATCATATCGCCAAATCCGTCTATAAGCTTACCGAATTTCTTAGAATCTTTATTCATGTTATGCATAAACGCTATAACCTGTCCTAAGATTACAAGGATACCACCCTTCTTAAGCTTATCAACGAGATCGTCAAATGACATAGAACCAGTTAGCTCTACAACTTTGTCCTTTATAAGATCAATTACAGGAGAAAGAATCTGAACTATTGTTGAGAACACACTCTTTATCTTTTCCCATCCAGTCTTAAAGAAATCGCCTACTTTTGAAAGGAACTCTCCAACCTTTGAAAGTGGACCGAATGCATTTTTTATGTTTGATATCAATGTTGCTATTCCATCAAGCGGTATTTTAGCAAAATTTGCTATTGTAGTTGCTATGTTTACAGCTACATTTGAAATATCATCATCCGCATCTTCAAAAGGAGTAACCAAACCATCGAGATCGATGTTTTCTCCTATAAAGTCTTTGAAAGCTGAAGCCAGATCAACTATAGCGTCTATTATAGAGCCTATTCCATCAAGAATAGTTCCTATGATGATGCCTATTACCTTTCCAGTTGTTGTAAATATTGTTTCAAGAATTCCGGTTTCCTTCAGAAGCTGATCAAAGCCAAATATTAAGTCTCCTATTGAGGCTAACAGTCCAAGGATTCCGCCTCCAGACTTTTCACCCTGAGCTTCAGATATAGCTTTAAACATTGCTCCGAAACCTTTTACGACAGCTTTGACTATGGTCATTCCGATAGAAAGTATAGAGAATACTCCTCTGGCAGTTCTTCTGAGATTATCAAGAGTCTCTTCTGATGGAACCATTTTTTCAGTTAATTCCATGAACGCCTTTGACATTTCAACCAAACGCTGGCCAGTCATTGGAGGAAATACTTCTTTCCAAGCTCCTCTCATCGAATTAACGATTCCTGAAAATGTAGTCCACAGATTAGAAATTCCTTTTAAGAACATCTCTCTGCCTGACATCTGATCTGATTCAGCCGCAGCCTGATTGTTTGCTTCCTTAGCTGCTTGCTTCTGTAGTTCAGCAACATCTTCCCAAGAGGTTACTTCACCGGCTACCATTTTATCAATTATACCCTGAACTTCTGCATAATCATATCCAGCTTCTGTAAGAGCCTTAACTCGTTCTTCTCCGACTCCATAGTCACCCATCCATCCGGCATGCGCAACATCAAATAATTCCTTGTACTTTTCAGTAGCATCCTCTGTTACTTCAACCGTTTCTTCAGAACCACTTCTATTTTGACTCCAGAATTTAAGCATTTCATTTCTTGCATCAGCCGCAGGTTTGAAGAACCCACTAACCGCATCCTTGAATTTTGTCCACATTTCTGTAGCTTCTTCAAAGTCGCCGATTATGTATTTCCAAGACTCAGTCCAGTTAGAACCTAAGTCTTCTACGATAGCACCAATTGCCTGTGTGAATGTATTTACTCTTGTCGCGGCATCTGTTGCTTCTTTACCTACGGCCGTAGTTTCATCAGTATATCTTTTTAGAGTTTCAACAAGAACATCGCTAGTCATCCACTGCGCACTTAAAGATGAATTAAAATCAGTAGTAGCATCAAATGCATTAGACACTTTTCCAGCCATATCCGTGGTTGTTGATATGTACTTGTCTCCTTCTTGGCGAATTGTTCCCAACTCAAGAGCAGTTTGTATCAATTCCTTTTTAAAGCCAACAGTTGCCATATTAGCATTCTCAATTGATCTCCAATCCTGATACTTTACAGCACCCTGAGATAATGCCTGCGAGAAGTTGTACATTGCTCTTGATGCCTCTTCTGATGATGCACCAGCAAGTGCTGCTTCGTTTGAGATACCCTTAATGGCAGCAACTGCGTCTTCAAGTTTAACACCAGCATTTGTAAACTTACCGATGTTGCTTGTCATATCGCTAAAAGAATAAATCGTGTTATCGGCATACTCGTTTAGCTCTTCGAGGTATTTATTGATTGTAGCAACATCTTCTCCAGTTGATGCTTTGATAGTTTTTACAGCACCAATCTGAAGTTCGTATTCGCCAAAACCAGATTTGGCATTTCCGATATTTGAGAACTTGTCAAGCGTGTCCTTTATAAAGCCTTCTACTTTTTTGGTCATGTCTCTTATAGTCTGATCAAGGATCGTTCCTATAATTGGAATTTTTACAGTAACCTGCTCTATTCCAGACAGAAGATTGTCAACGGAAATATTCTGAAATCCAGCTGTTAAATTCTCTATTCCTGAAACAGCGTTATTAAAATTTAATGAATCTTTAAGGTTTTGAAGTGACCGTAAGGTTGTCTGGACGCCTGATTCAAAACTTTTATTATCGAATTGCATTCGGACAATCTTATCATCATATTCTACGCTCATTTTCCATTAACCTCCTTCCAAGCATCGCTTGCTAACTTATCAAATATCGGCTGTATTGTCTCACCGATGAATGGTCTTCCTTGGATATAACTTCCATTTTGAGTTCCATGACCGAACTCTATTAAAAGAACAATCGGTATTGAATTTGAAATGTTGTTATTCCTCCAAGTAACACTAACACCTTTCTTGTTTACGCTTATTTCGTAATACCAAGAGGATGCTGTTTTGCCAGTATCTTTAGGAGTAGCAGCCGATAAAGCTTCGACACCTTTTTGTCCGTAACTTCTAAGAATTGATCTAAGATCACTCTTAGACGCATTCTGAAGAAACTTCTCCACGTGTTTAAAATCACCTTCTTGTGTGAACTTTATCGGCATGCTTAACCCTCCTTTATGATAGAGACAAAGAAACAGGCTTATTTATATCTTTCTTAAGGTTGATATCTCCATGAAACCAACCTGTTTTCCATAAGCAATAAGAAGCCATACCTTATTGCCTACAACTTCGTAGTATCCGTAACAATTGACTTTTGTCTTTGTAGACACAGTAGTAAGCACTGCTGCTGAAGACATGTTTCCAGGAACAAGCCGAATGTTTGCTTTATCCGGAATTACTGAATAGAGACCAGCATATCTACCGGAATCGTAGCTGTGAGCTTTGGCTAACTTTGTAGCCTCTACTTTCACAACTTTTTCAGCTTTTGAAAGAATTTCGTCAACTTTGCTCTGTACTTCGTCGTATTTGTAGCCAGCTGCGTTGAGCTTTTTCTTTCTTTCGATACCATTACCCCAGTCACCGCGTATTACTTCTTTAGCAATATCCTCTACAGACTTTTTGGGCTCTGATTTAGCAAGTCTTGAATCTACTTCCTTCTGGACAGCAGCATAGTCATAACCTGCTTCAGTAAGTCGTGTTTTACGGTCCGGGTTGTTTCCCCATTCACCACGAATTACTTCATCAGCAAGCTCGGAAATGGACTTCTTAACTTCCATTTTGATTTCTTTTTTGCCGTCCGCTTTGAGCCTTTTGGTTACTTCAGTAGCGATTTTTGGCATTCTGGACTTCAGATATGGCCCAGGACAAGCAGTCGCCGCGAACATATCATGCGTTGTAAGACTTCCGTTTTTATCGCCAGTCCATACAAGTTCGGTCATACCGTTGCGCTTACATATGTCTACACAAAGGTCTATAAGCTTGTTATATACCTTGTCGGACACAGGCCAGTCGCCACCGACTTCAGAGTTTGAAACTTCAATGGTTACTGCTCTATTGTCATTCCATGAAGAGCTAGAACACCAAGACCGAGCTTTTTCAGGGCACCACTGAGTTACGATAGCGTCTTTGTCGATAAGATAGTTGCATGACTCTTCACGCTGTTTTGCTAATGTTTCATAGTTTTCTACGGTAGCAATTCCAGCATAGTGATGAATTGTTATCTTAGAAATTGGCTGATTTCTCGGCGAGTTTTTATAAGGAAGATCATACTCCCTTACGGCAAGCTTTGAATCCATTTGTTATTACCTCCTTATCGGGGTTTTCTTCTTGCTTTATTCATGGCTCTATACTTATTAAGAGTATCTGCCTTTGATACTTTCTTCTTAGGCTGATTCTCAATAGAAATTATTTCTATAATGTTAAGCAAGCGCCAAATGTTCATTGTTTCAGCAGAGTATGGAACTCTTGCCTGAGCCATCCAGGCATAAATCAGCTCTGAAGTTAAGAACCTCTTCTGTTGCTTTGGCTTCTCAGATCTCTTGATTATCGTAGCCGATGGCTTTTCGTTCATATAGGCTTGTATTTCTTTAGTATTGTCCATAGTTAAGCATTCGTATGCATGATCTGGCACTTCTGTCTTATTTATTGTCATAAACTTAACATAGGACACAAACTCGTCATACGTATACTGCTTCTGTTCAAAGAATGGTTTCTTCCATTTTGATTCCCATTCAGATATGGACAATAACGAATGTTCTATTTTTAAAACATATCCGGGGCTAGATATGACATTAAGATCATCGTCAACCGTAATAAATTTTGGTATAACGATTTCTTTCATATTACTTTACATCGTCGAGCTTAGGAGCGGTAGCAACCTTTTCAACAGGAAGACCCACGCCTTTAAAGAACTCTGCAGCAGCCCCTTCTTCCGTAAAGAAGCTCTCGATGAGCATTCCATACATCGGTGTTTCCTTAAACGCCTTTGAAAGCTCTTCACTCTTCATGAATCTACGTCCATCTGGAGAGATCTCGCCGTATGATTTCAGAATTATGTTTTCAAATACTGGCATAAGCTCCTCAGAATTGGAAGTAGCGGCGGCTTTCTTTATCCAGTTCATAAGACCGCCGTTCTTAGAAAGCTCAAGAGAAAGAACTTCCTGGTTTGAAAGATGAAATCTGGCATCTTCGGTTCTTTCGATACCAAAAAAGTCAACGTAAGTAAAGGTTTTAGTAATCATAATATTCCTCCTATTCGATACTATAAAATATAAATCGGGCCAGCCTAACTGAATACCCGATTCCGCGCCGATTTCCGAAATTACTGTCTCTCAATAATTTCCTTTATATCTGCAGGATACAGAACGTGCGACTTAACCTCTGTTATGCTCTGACTTTCGTCAGCATCTCTTCCCCAGATAGCGTCCTCGATCTCCTTGAGCTTTGCTTCCGGGACATCAGACGCCTTGATAATACATCTTGAAGTAGGCTCATAACCTGGAACTTCAACAGGGATTGTGGAGCATTCCCAGCTCATAGTACCGGGCTCAGGTGACTCATTGATTGTCTCAGCAGTTTCCTCTGATGGGCTGCATGTTGCATTGTAGAGGATATGGATCTCATAATCATCATGCATTCCGCCGTCCTGTTCACCGATCCATCTACGATAAGCAAAGCAGAACGGTACTCTTCTCTGCTGAGTGATTCTTACGCCAGTTGCGATCTCTGCCTGGCCGTCGCACTGATCGAATTCCTTCGGAGACTGGTATCCTTCAAGAGAGAATCCGAACTCCTCAAGGCCTCTGATTGAGAGATAAAGCTTATTGTTAGCATAGTACTTGGACTCATCTGCACCAGAAGGGCTTTCAGTTACAGATGTGAGACCATTCCATGCGACACCTTCTGCCCACTGCTTTGTGGTCATATCCATCGGGAACACAACGGGCTTGTCTTCACCGATCTTATACTTGTGTTCGCCAACGGGATCCCATACAAGTTTAGACATAGTTTATTTCCTCCTTAATAGTAAAGTTTATACCGATAATGGTATAGGTTGTCGACAACCATAGCATTCTTAAAACTTATCATTTCAAAAGCTCCAAGCATTTGATCAACAAGTTTTGAATCTGGTTCTCTTGTTATATACACAACTTCGTATTCTTGCGTATAGTTATAGAGTTTGTTGTTTGCTTTGGTCTGTTTTATTCCAGACAGCTGGTACCTTATACAAGGATACTGCATTTTCAAACTCTCTGGAGGCTGAAAGTATACGTTATCGTTTCCGATCAGCCTTTTGAATATTGGATCTAACTCAGGGCGTCGGTTCATCTCCTGTATACACTCCTCCTATTGTCATTTCGAGTCTAGGCGGGTTTATCTGTATGTTTTTAACATTCCAAAATTCACCAGCAAACTCGATTGCAAAAATAGAGCGATAATTATGAGATAAAAAAGCATCAGCAACTATAGATATAGTATTGGACATATCTACATTATCGTTGATGCCGGCATCTGAATTAGTCAATTTGGACATCATTCTAGGAACATTACCTTTATACTTTTTCCATATTACAGTTGGAACGTATATAGTAGACCCAGGCTCTCTAGGAGCTGTTATTTTAAAACAGATCCTGCCGCTATATCTCATAATATCACTCCCATTTTGATTTAATCGCCGATCTTAGTTATTAGCCAGCCGCTCTCTGTGTCTCAAGAACGATTGCAGAATAAGGCTTTACAAGAGCACCAGACATTCTGCCTTCCATGAGATAGATCATCTTATTGAAGTTGATATCGAAGTCATCGAAGAAGCTGAGTGCGCCGCCCTTATCAGTACCGAATACATAGTCAGAAAGATCAAGTGTGATAGCGTGTACATCATATACAACGTCTGCGCTTCCCTCAACCTTCTTTGTACGTGTGAGGTTCTTCATGTACGGGCAAGGCATGATCTTGCCAACGCCAGCAGCAACAGCGATCTCTGTGGGGCTCTTATACTTTCTGTTTCCGATATCATCCTTGAGTACCATCATCTGACGATAGATTGCAGGATCGATGAACATTACAGTGTTACCTGTTCCGCGGTAGTCCTCGAAAGAAAGGATAGACTCGTCAAGAAGAGCGTCAGCCTTATCTGCAGCAGAAGCTCCATCTGCGAATGCTACTTCGTACTTAATTGTGAAGAGATCAGCATCTGTAAGAACAGGACGAATCTGATCTTCCTTGATCTTATGCTTAGTACCAGCGGATCTGCCATCTCCCATAAGCATTGCTCTTGCAACTTCCTCGTCATACTTGATGCGCATCTCTTCCTTGAGGAATGCGAGTACGTCGATTGTTGTTGCGTCGATGATGTCATCACGATCAAGACGATTCTCCTTATATACTGTAGCCGGATATGTCTCTCTTGTGAGCAGCTCGAATACTTCGTCATCCTTCTGGTCGCCCTTAGTGTAACCCTTAGCTCTTGCCTCTTCAGCAGTGATGTCAGCAAAGAGAGACTTGATACGAGCGAACGGTCTGTGAGATGTCTTTGTAAGGATCTCATTTACCCATTCTGTTCTGCGGTTGATGAACTCAGGCTTGTCGTTGATTGCCTTGCTGTCTGGGAACAGAACGTCAATATTCTTGATACCATATGTCTGCTCTGCAGGCGCATCGCCATCTGCATGTTCAAGAGTACCACCCATCTTAGCAGCCTCAATTGTTGTCTTAATCTCATCGAGTATTCCAGAATGCTGCAGAGCCTTGCTCTCAGGAATAGCATGCTCAAGATATCTCTTGAAAGACGGAACGCCGCTGTCCATAGCTCTCTTAAGACTTGACAGAGTAAATGCGCTTACGACGGCTGAATGCTGGAGCTCAGAAACACCAGCACTTGCTGCCTGATTTTCGAATACATTGTTCTTCATAGTAGGATCCTCCTCCTCGTTTTCATTTATGGCAGACTGCTCGGCAGTTCCACCTTCTTTTGTTTCTCCTTCATTTTCTGCATCCAGCATTTCGCCGAATACAAACATGATAGCCTGCTGTTCCTCTTCAGAAAGCTTAGCCATGCCAGAATTATAAAGTTCTTTTATAGTTTTCTGGTCGTCAGACGTCACTTTTTCAGAGGATGCTGAACTATCATCAGCATGATCAAATGATCCGCCGAGTGTCTCCTCAAGCTTTTCTCCTGAATACATTATCGCTTCACCGTCATCAGCATCACCGTGAGCCATAGATATCTGCTCAATATGTGCACCAGGATTAGCACCTGAAATGACAAGGCTTACTTCCTTGATGTTTCCTCTCTTTACATTAAGGCCTCTTTCACAGAGATCTGTTGCAAAGATTGAATATGAATCGATATCACCGTGTTCGACACAAGCCTTCATATGCTGACCGGACTTTGTACTGTTGAACAGAGTGAATCCTCGTACACCATCGGGATAATCCTTGAGCAGAACTTTACCGATGAGAGCGTCAGGACTCTTTCTCTGATGCTGGTACACGAGCGGTACTACCTTTCCGTCCATATGAGAAAATGAACCTCGTTCAATAACACGACCGTCGCTACACTCTACACCATACTTGGTTACAAGACCGGCACAGTCATAATTCTTGAAGTCTTCAACTCCCATTTTGATTTACCTCCTTTATTAGTTTAAGAGCGCAAGAAGAGCTGTGAGTTTCTCTTCATCAAGCTCTGTTTCGCCGATTGTGATCTTATCAGTAACGGCGATTTCCTTGGCTACTGAACCTTCGCCAAGCTTAGCGATAGCATCTCCTGCTGTACGAGAACTCGTTTCTGTGCCTGAGAGCTTATCGATGTTTTCCTTGATCTTTCCCATTAGTTATTACCTCCTTGATTACCAGAATTTGAACCACCTGAAACTGAACGTGCTATTCTTTTTGTATTTAAATATCTAGCGCCTTCTTCTCCAGACATATAATTTAAAACTTTATCAAATGTAGTTATCGAAGTCATTCTATTACCGAACTGAGACCATCTTTCATTAAGTCTTGACATTTTACTAGTCATATCAATGGCTTTAGAATTTCGATCCATAAATCTCTGAGAATAAGACGCCAAAAATCGATCTTTTGATCTTGATTTTTTAAAATCAGTCCAGTTCATATCGCCGATCTTTTTCAGCTTTTCGACTTTAGCTCGCCTGTTTTCTTCAGTTATATACTCCCACGTTTTTTGTTTACCAGACTTACCTTTTTTGGCCGCATTATGGGCTTTTTTATCCGATTTATATATCATCCTGTCGTACATTTTTTCTACTTTAGCTTTTGTTTTATTTATTCTTAATTGGCCCTTCTCTGTGAGAGATCCGTCTGGATTTTGGTATCTACGGACACCCCCATTTCTGACCTTTCACACCGTGGTGCTCAAGATAGTTTTTTAGGGCCAGTCTTTCTGTTGAATCAAAGTCCATATCATCACCTCCTCACATTTT